CATGAAGTACACCCAATTCCAGCCCGAAGGCTTGAAACTCAGTTCAAACGTGATGTCCCACTCGTACCCGTTGCCGAGAGGTGAGTGCCGGCGGATGGGTTTGAAGCCGGAGAACAGCACACATCCTTGCGGCATGCCGAACATTTCCGCACTGTTGATCTTCCCCAGGAACTGATCGTCTCCTTCGTCGCTGCCGAATACCCGCTGCCACAGCGCACTTCCGGGTTGCAGCGCTTCCTCTGGGAGTCGGTGCCACGTCACACTCACCACCGCGGACGGCATGATCTTACCGACGTTCATCGGGATCGACTGACCGTTCGGGGCCGCAGGAGTGCCGCGCTGCCACACGAACGCCGCCCCGGGCAGTTGGAGGTATTCGCCCGCAACCTCAAAAGCGTCACGACTCACGTAGCGGATCGTCTCGTCGTCACCCGCATCTGCAACGTCCTCATCCGTCGCCTGTGCGAACTGCATGTGCTCGTAAAGGACGCTAAATTCGCAGTCCTGGAATACGTTGAGCTGTTCCGCGTTGAACTCGTACCCCTCTTCGGAATCAATCGGCACTTCGTTCCCGATCCACTTGTGGCCACGTGCGGCAAGAATCTTGGTCGCTATCAATTTCCGGTACTTGGGGTGCGCCTGCGCGGGCAACCGGGACAGCTTCGTCGTGCCCGAATCGTCATATATCTGCGCGTGGCCGAGGAAGAACGCGAATACGGCGGAACGGTGCTCCCACGCACACAGGAATGTCCGTTCCGCGTGGCTCGAATCGACTTCAAATGCTTCGGTCGGACTTCCACCGTCGCGTACCCCCCGCTCGCGGATCTTCCAACTCTTAATCGTCGCGACGTCCGGCGGCTCGATCGCGGGCATCATTCACCTCTGTTGGTTCTGAAGAACAATTTGGCGAAAGATTATATGTTCTTGACCGCGAGTTTGAAACAGTTGCCACTGGCGCGATTGCGCGTACTGCGCCGATTGCGCCATCCGGACCGGGGGTGTAGAGGGGAAATCTCGCAGGTGTGATCGGCTGAACAGTGGCGGCGCAGTTATCCTTGATGTGGGTAATTTCCTCTCTCATACCCACCAACTCGCACTCCGAGGTGAGAGGCATGCGGCCACTTGTAATACAGTATGATCTGAGCAGCGCAAGCGAATTCGACTATCGGCCCCTCATCGACGAACTACACAAGTTCGGGGCGGTGCGGGCAACGAAGTCGGTCTGGTTCGTAGCGTCGTCGGCGAAACCGGTCGCGGTCCGGGATCACTTCCTCCGTTACATGCACGCGGACGATATGATTTCCGTGAACACACTAGCCGTTGGTGGCGGTTACGCAACACAAAATTTGTCCGGCGCGGCCCTCGCGTGGCTCAAGGAATACACGCAGGCCAAAGAGAAAGTGCGCTGACCCGACGCACAGTGTATCGGGACGCGCTCCTCGATTGACCGCTCCTAACGCCGGGGCGTGCGGCAGTGCCGTGCGGCGATCATCGCCTCGTAACGGTCCTGTTCGGCCCACGCCTCCTGTACCACGCGGATGCGCCGCTCGTCGCACCCGTGCAGGTCCGAGATGCAGTCCTCGGTGTACCCGCGCCCCTCCGAGCGGCACACGTCACACGGAGACTTATCGAGTCGCATACGATCCACCCGAGCCTCGCGCTTGCGCAGAACCTCGTCCCGTGCGGCCTTCACTGCGGCTGCTCGCGCGGCCTGCTCCGCGATCACTTTCTCCGCGGCCGCACGTGTGGCGGCCGCACGTGTGGCGGCCGCACGCGCGGCCTGTTCCGCCGCCTGCTCCGCGATAATCGCTGCCCGCTTTGCCGCTTCCTCCGCGGTCTTTCTCTTGGCGGCCTGAGCCACCTCGTAGCGCGCTAAACGGCGTTCGAGCCTACGAAGCCATGCTCCAGTTCCCATCTCAGCTCCTTTCACGTTGACCGCGGTGGTCCGCGGCGATCTGTTCCAGTACGGTCAGCCGCACGTCCTCGTCCGTAACCTTGCACGTTCGCAGTGCCAGGTCCGCCAGTGCGAGCGCGGCCCGCATTCGCACCATCGCGGGCTGGTTCGTGTCGTCGCGGATCTCCCGCAACACGTCCACGGACGACCGGAACTCGCGCTTAAGCGTCGTCACGGACTCGGACCAGTGCGCCCCCCGCGCGGTCGCGAGCGCGACTCGGACGTCGGGCCGGGCCAACGCGCGGTACACGGTCGCGTGCCCGACCCCGAGTTCGGCCGCAGCCTGGACCGGCGTTTTGCCCTCCGTCAACAGCGCGACGAGGGCTTCGTCGCGCACCGATAACGATTCATTGAGACTCACGAATTACACCCTCGAATCGAATTCCCGTCGTGCCCCGAACTGCGAGCCGCGAGTGTTAGTAGAGCGGTAGCGCGTTGAGAGCCTCGATCGCCGCTTCCTGTCGGGCGACCTCGTCGAGCCGAGCGTTTACGAACGCCGCGATCTCAGTCCCGAGCGCGTCCAGTTTCGCCTGCGCGTCGGCGGCCAGCGCTGCAATCGCGCTCTGCCGGTCGGATAGGGTTCCGGCGTTCCGCACCGCTTCGTCGATCGCGTTGTGGCTCGCGATCTTAACGAATTGAAGTTCCTCAAGACGCGCGATCGCGTCCCTCGTCGAGAGCGGAACGTAGACGGGGATCGTGAGCGCGCTCCGGCTCGCGTTGCCCGTTGGGATCAGCTTCGGTGCCCCGACCTGGGCGGAAGTTGTCGTGCTCATTACCAGACTCCTGTTAAGGGACCAAACTGCGGTCACCGTGACCGCGGAAACCAGTTCAACCAAGAGCCAACAAAAACCCACACTTCGCTTGCAAATTGAAACGCTTATTAATTGGATCTTTAATCGCGATCTTGGTTACAGTTGCCCGCACTGCGATCGAGTACAGGTGACGAGGTGACAGGGGCAGTTTTCAACCCTGTCACGCATTGAACCCCAAGAGCTACAAGCGGTTGGAGCGAGGGCGTGACAGGTGACAGGGGGGAAGCGTATTACCGACTTCTCTCTGGCAAAGGCATCTGTGTCTCTCATTAAGAGAGAGATCCTTAGCTGTACTTAGTTTCTAAGTCACTTACCCTGTCACCCTGTCACTAACCAGTTACAAACCCTGTAATTTCAAGCCTTTGAGCCGGTGACAGGGTAAGTTGTCGCCCCTGTCACCGATCCGTCACGCCTGTCACCCGACTGCCGTCCGTGCTTGCCCGACTTCGCGGCTCTCGACTGCCCGACAAGATCACGTAGCTCGGTCGCTTTCTTTCGCGCGCGTAGCCCACTCGCGTCGGGCAGGTCACCTCCGACCCAAAAGTACACTCGCGCGGTGTTCGTTCGACCGCGCACGATTTGCGGGATCTTGCCTGCGTAGCGCCCGACTTCGGCGAGGGCCGCCGCAGGTTTGCGGCGCCCGGTCCGGTACAGAGCACCGTCCGCGATCATCGCCACCTCCTCGACCGTCAGTTCGATAACCGCCGATTCGAGTTCGTCGCGCGGAACCGCCCGTTGCGTCGCGAGGTAGGTTCGGAACGCTTCGGCCAGCGCTTCGGCGTTCACGTCGTCGCTATCGGCTGCGTCGCGCCGCTCCCCTAGCTCCCGTAACACGGCCTCAAACTCCGCGCGATCGGCACAGCACCCGGCCAGAACCTTCGTCTCCCACAGCGACCACCGGCTCAGCCCCGGCGCGGACGCCCAATCGAGTGTCTCGGCTCGGCGGATCACGTCGATCGCGCTGGCCCACAACTCGGCGTAATAATCCGGGTTGGTGCGGTATTCGTTCACATTGTCGCCCCAACGCGGGTCGCGCGTGCTCGGACGCGCGAGGCGGATTGGAACCACGCGCTGAGCGAAGTCCTTGCTCAATGACCCGCCGTTCATAGTGAGAAAAATCGTGTGGTAGTTCCGAACCCGCCCCTCTCCCGCGTACAGTTGACGGCCCGAGTGTTCTTCCGCGGTGATCAACCCTTCAAAGTCCCCGTTGCTCAGTTGATCGGATTTGATGTTGTCCAGGATGATGACCCACTTGCCCGTTCCTTCCGGGGACAAGATGCGGGTCCGAAGGTCGCTCACCGTGCTGTCCTGCGTGAACGACAGCGCCCCGCCCGCGTGTGCGGCATTGCATTCCGCCGCGGTAGATTTACCCACACCCCGCCCGCCCTCGGCATCGTCCTCCGGCGCCGTGAATAGAAACACGGGGCGCTTGCCCGGTGGCCCGCCCCAACTCAACGTGACGAACGCGGCTTTCAGCAGCACCCGGTCGACGGCCGCTGCCGGGTTAAATTCCCCAATGAAGCGATCGAGAACGTCGTAGTGCGGGCACTGGCGCTGCGCCGCAGGCAACGGAACCGACTCGACGCAGAACATATCCGAAGGCATGGGGTATCGCGGGCGCGGGAAGTACCCGTGATACTTGGGCACAAGGGCGCGCACCGCGCCGGGCATATCGTCCCAGACGGGCAACCCCGTCCCGTCCCGCCACACAATCGGGTACTGTGCGTTCCGCACCACCCGCGCGACGTAGGCGTGTAGAGCCTTCGCGGTGGAAATCGCAACCACGTGCCCGTCTTCGACCGCGAACAAGCCGCCGGGGAAGCTGTTGAGCGTGCTCCCGACCGCGGCCACGATGTCGGCGGCGATGTCGTTGACGTTCCGGCCGACGATCTCGAACTCATGAGGGGCCGTTCCGGTCGGGTCGGCCGGGAGATCCGCCACCTGAAACGCGCGTTCGTCTGCCGCCCCGAGTTCGTTCCACATTTGGAGCAATTGGTGCGGTGTAACCCCGAGTGCGTCCGCGATCGCGCGGCGCCGCTTCTCGTTGGTCGGATTCGCCCGATCGCAGAAAACCACCGCACCGTTTTTGCACCCCTCGATCGTAACTGTGTTGTTCTTGGCGGGGTTGCTGAACCTTACGACATCGGTCTTGCGGTCCGCGGGATCGCACTTCGCGGTGGCTTTCGGCCGTTCGAGGAAGTTGGCGATGGTGTTCACGGGCAGCATCGCCCGATCCGCCTTCTTACGCGCGGCCTCGACGTCCGCGCCGGCTTCGCGGGCACACGAGAAGACGGCCGCCGAGTACGCGGGCTTCAGTATCGAATCGGGTATGGCCGGGAACCGTTTACGAAGGTGTGGCGCGGTAACCTCCCACCGCGAACCCTGCTTAACCATCTGGAAAAGCGGGCTGTCGTGGGTCAGCGCCGGCTCGCCAACAACGTGCTCCGGGATAATCGCGGAGAACGGAACGAAGCCCGGATTACGCATACGGCCGTATCCAAGCCCCTTACCCTCGCACCGGAAACACTTGATCCCGCCTTCCTGAATCTGTATCGGGTTCACGGACGACGACGGACCGGGGGCAATCGGGCACTCCTCATGCGAGAGGCGTTGGTTGATGTGCCAGCCGCGCGTTTCGAGCCATTCGTCCCGCCTCTCGGGATCTACCTCACGGCGCGGATGGAACCCCGCTGAAAACCCGGATACGTCGGTGTTCGGAGTTTGGGTGTAGACCGCGCCACCGAGCGCGCCACCGTGCTTCGTCGAGGGTGACATGGGGTTGCGAGAGCGGGAGAGAAGCTCCGCTCCGGCGGACCGGTCGGCTTCGAGCCACGCCACGGCCGCCACTGCCGCGAGTTCTTTCGCGGTATAGCCGTCCGCCGCGGCGTAGATGAGTTTACACCCACCACCGTGACTCAGGTGGTACGCGAAAGGCCGGGGCTGAATCCCCGCGGCGCGAGTCTCCGTTAACTCGGGTTTGGGTGGGTAGGCTTGGTGGTAGTCCACGTCCAGTTCGCATGCCCGATCAGTGCCTTCCCACCCGATAACTTCATCCGGCGTGTCGCTCGTACTCAAGGCGGTCAAAATTGCTTCTTGGGGCGTCTCCCCGGTGATCGGTATCGCCTCACTTGCGGTGGTGTGCATGGACCGCTTGTAAAGCGTGAATGCCCCGCTCGCTCCAAGAGGTAACGCCTCAATGTCGGCTTGAACATTGCCCTTCCGCAACGGGGTACTCGAACCGGAATCGGCCCCATTTGAATCGATTGCTAATTCTATCGCTTTATTTTCATCTCTTGTGTGCGTAGAATCCATTGTCACTCCTGTTACTGCTCCGGGTGGCGCCGGGGCCGAAGCACACCGCACGTCGGCGCGGTGTGTTTTCGTTTTGGCTCCGTGCGATCTGATCCTTCGGTTCTCAGAAAACCGCTCAATGCTCAAGCGACCATTGAGCGGTTTGGCTTCCGCCGTCACTGCGAGTTGGGTTCACTCGGGAACATTTCCACGGTGCCGGCGGGTACCGCCGCCACGATCTGTTGAGCGTCAGACACCCAGGAGCGCGAGCGTCGCGTTTGCCGCGGCGACACCTCGTTCCCGTTCTGCGGGCGTGCGCAAAGCGGGGGCATTGTCCGGTGCCACGTGCGTAGCCGTGATCCGCTCAATGAAGGCATCGAGCCAGTCCTGGCACGTCGCCCACTTCGAGCCGATGCGAACCGCACGTAGCTTCACGCGCGTTCCATCGCCCGCGCGCACGTCCGTTTGAATCCAACGTGTCAGCGTGGCCGAGTAAACACCGCGCCCGCCGCGCCCCGTGTCGCCGAGTCGTCGCGCGGCTTCAGCTAGCCCGATCAAGCGCGTCCCGTTGTCGCTCACGTTCGGCTCCCGTTCGTGTCGTGTGAGTTCGCAAAGGCTGTCACTAATTAGTAGGCACGCGACGAGACGGCGCACTAGGGGCAGAAACGCTGAAAATTGCAGTATTTCGCGCTGTATGTGCGAATCGCGATGGAAATTGCAACGGCCGCTGCAATTGGTGTTGCAGCGGCCGTTGCGAGTGAGGGTTTTCGGGGTCGCGGGCACTAACCGGCGCGCTCCGCGGCGTGCATCGCGAGCGCGCGGTCCGCAGTCCGGCTGTAGTGATCGGACATGTTCAAGGCGGAGTGCCCGAGTACCGCGCGAACGTGGTCGGGGCCGAATTGCTCGCGCAACTCAACGGCGCGCAGGTGGCGGAGCGTGTAGGGTGTGAACGGGGCGACACCCGCTTTCAGGCACGCGCGGCGCACGGCACATGAAAGAGTGAGGTGCGAGTAGACCGCGCCCGGCGCGCGTTTCCGGGCCGCTCCTTTTCGCTTCGTGGCGTTTCGCCGCATGTGCGAAGGCCAGCGTTTCGTCTTTCGGGCCGCGGACCGCTCAGTGTTGTGTTCGGCGTGCGCGCGGGCTGGCGAGAAGACGTAATCATCGGGATCGGGCGTTTTGTCCAACCAGGGAGCTAGAACCGTTTGGGCGTCCGGCCCGATGTAGACGGCCCGCGACTTCCCGCGCCAACTGCTCTTGTGACGGGTCGGCTTCAGTTCCCAGATGGGACCGGTGCGATCGATCTCGCACGGTTTCATTTTCAGAATCTCCGACGGGCGCGCCCCCGTCAGCCAAAGGGTGCGGATGATCGCGGCCACCGGTGGCCGGAGCAGAGGTAACACCTTCGCGACCGCGGTCGGATCGGCGGGCATACGAGCCTCTCCCTCCGCGGCCCCGTCACGCCCCGGCGCAAGGGGGCGCACCGCGCTCAATTTTTCCAGCACCCCCACCGCGACGGGTAACCCGTCCTCGACGCACCAACGAATGAACCCCCGCACCATTTTCGCGCGCCGGTTGACTTGGTTCCGGACTCGGCCGTCGCCGATCATGGCTTGACGGACCGTTTTGAAGCACCGAATGTCGAACTCTGCCAGCGGCAGCGCGCCGAAAAACCGTTGGAGGTAGCGGAGTGTAATTTTGATGTCTTCGGCCGTTCCGGTCGGCGTACCGTCCGGATTGCGGTAGTAACCTTCGACGTGCGAAACGTACTTCACGAGCGCTTCGGCCACGGTCAGATCGGCGGGCGCGTTAACGGGCGCCGGCGCCCCGTGGACCGGCGCAACCGATCGGCCCGCACGAAGCCGCACGAGTAACCGTTCGTATTCCAGTTGAGCTTGCTCGGAACCCCAGGGACCGAGTGTGACCGTGCGGCGGGTCGGACCGTCGTAAATATCGACGACCGCGGCGCCTTTGTGTTGACGGGGGTTCGGGAACGGATTTTTCCGACGCGACATTCTGACACCTTTCGTATTGCGGGAGTTCCCGCAGTATCAAGGCTGTCGAGACGTCGCACCGGAACACCCGGTGGTAAGCTGAAGCGCTTCGGCTAAAAGGACTTAAGGCAAGGGTGACTGACGGGATTTGAACCCGCGACTTCCAGATCCACAATTGACAAGTGACACTTTTCACAAACCCCACAAAACCAAGCGTTTTCACAGCAAGTGTCGTAATGCAAAGCACTTCGGAATTCTAATTTTAATTCCAATTTCCCGCTCCTACACCCCAATTTCCCGCTCTTTACCCTGTGTTTGGAGACAAGTTTAGAGACAGTATTGTGAACAAATAAACACACGAAGCCAGCCTAAGTGTCTAATTGCAAGCCTTAAGAAGCGATGAAAAGGAGCACAAATGCGATCTCTCTTCAATTCCTGCAAAACAATATTTTCACTCGAAATTATTCCAACAGAATAAATACTTCGAAGATTCCAATTGGCATATTAACCACTTTCACTTGGTTTGCGATACAAAGCTTATTACCATTCCGTAGGTGAAATATATCAAGTGTCAATCAGAACAATACCAAACAATTCCTTCTGACGCCGCTTGACTTCCAACCATTTCGCGTGATCATTTTTCTGGGGCTTGTCCTTTTCGGCGAATTGCGCCTTCAGGGAAGCCCTCATGTGCGACAACATCTACGGATTACTTGCGATCGTCGCGGTAGCTATTGCAGCCGTTCGGTTGGTTGAAAAGGTTCTGCCAAAGGCTTACGTAGTTATAAAGTGGTTTGGTTTGCTGATCATCTTTAGCGACACTCCTCCAAAGGAAGAGCACAAAGCTCCGGAGGAATCGCATAAAGCTCAAAACGCTGTCTGCGATTCGTCACCTCCAAAGCAAAAGCGAAAGCGGAAGCCAAAGCCCCCGAGCAGTGATGTGGAGATCCCTCCTTCTATCACTGCGCCGCTTGGCACCACCCCTACATCTGCTACGATCAAATCTCAGTTGGAACCAATCCCATTGGAACCAACGGTCAAATCAAAGGAGTAGCAGATGCGTCTCGACGATGACGGCGACTACGAATTCGTTCGCGTCCCGAAGAAGCGGAAGGTGAAGGGCAAAAACTGGTTCGCGGTGAAGGTGTACGCGGTCGGTGTTGTGCTGGCGATCGGGTTCATTGCGTTGAACGCGATCCACGGGGCAACGAGTCAGCAGATTCGGAACGAGACGGAACGATCGCAGCAACTTGGTGAGCAACACTCGCGAATGGTGGGTGCGGAAATCGAACGGAATCGAAAAGCAGCCGGGTTCAAATAGTTTCAAGAAACGCCAAAATCGTAACAACAGTTGAAATCACCTGGGAATAAACTTGAGCGACTGATTTCGGGTGGGTAGATTTACGTTCTGAACTCGGCTGCCGAACTAAGGGGGAATGGGCGCCTCTCCTAGCGACCGGCAGCCGAGTTTTTTCTGTAAACACTTCACCCCGCTTCCGAGCGGGGTTTTTCGTTTCTAAGGCGAACATTGATTGCGAAGAAGGCGCAGTGAGCAATATTGCGCCAAAGCTCTTGCGTGAGCAAAGTTCCTGCCACTTCCTTCTAACCCACTGGTGAAATAGGTTGCACGGATGCAGAATCAGGATAAACTTAGAGTTAGTGGGCACATGTCCACTCCAGCCCAACGGAGACTACCGTGAGCGAGAAGGACGAGAGTAAAGAAAAGGAAGAGAAAAAAGAGCCAGAGAAGAAGTCACCTCTCGACATCAAAAACCTTATCGAGCCTCGCAAAATCCAGGCGAGCGAAGACCCACTGTATAGGTGGCGCAACATTAAACCGAAGGAGTGATTGTGTCTGACCAGCCCAAAAACGAACCAGAGAAGCCTGCTGTCGCGAACACCCCGCCAGCGGCGCAATCACAACCGCCAAAGCCGAATCCCAAAGCGGACATTGCTCCAAGATGTCTTCACTTCTCTGAAGACAGTCAACCAACGCGCATGGTCCGCAAGAAACCTACGGACAACAAGGGGTAATCGTACCAATGGCAGATGATAAGAAACCAGAACCAAACCAAGCACCAAAAGAAAAGGCTGTGGCTCAGCCAAAATCCCCTAATCCCAAAGAGGGTATACAGCCAACGAAAGTGCAAGAAAGCAAATACCCTAACAACAAGTGAGTCTCTGCCATGTCAAACAAGCCGCCATCGATCCCGACAAGTCCGCCACCTCGTCCAAACCCGAAGGAGGATATCAGACCTGGGCGTGAAGAGCGCCAAGACAATGCTGGCGATCGGAAGACAAAGTAGTTTTCGGCGTGGCAGGTCCGTCCGATGTAGCGGATGGGGGCTTTAAAGCGAGGTATACTAGCGCCGCGCTGATTGTGATAACAGGAATTAACACAAACAATAATGATTGAGCGTAGAACTCGTGGGCGCGTCTAAGATCATCCGATTTTTGTTTGTTGCGGTAAGCGTATGCCTCACAAATCGGATGACAAATAAGAACTAAATTTAGCTCTGCCTCCTCTGCACTTGCGTAATTTTCTGCGAGGTGAACCGCCTTTGTCAGCGGAGGGGGCGTAGCTGCCGATTGAGGGCTTCGCACACGCAATGCTGCCTGCACTGCTAAAAGAGCAAAGCACAAGGAAGGAATAAGTGAAACTAGAGCAATCAGCCCAAGCAAACATGTCTCAGGCTTTTCGGGCTTGATGGAGACAAGCGCCCCGAAGGTCAGCAAGGCAGAACCACCTCCTAGGTACTTAATTATTGAATCAGCCTTTTCATCCAATTTGCCATCTGTCTTCTCGAACCTCTCTTGCAAATCCTTCGCGTATTTCATTATCCATCCGTATTCAACCTTGTCCTTCTTTTCAAAATTTTTGAAAAAATCAACCGCGTCGTTGTAATCTTTTGACGATGAGTAATCGGACTTAACTTGACAGTAAATGCTTTTGTAATATTGGGTTGCAGATCGATACGTCGTCACGAGGATCTCATACGCCCGGACTTCGAGGCGTTTTCCAGTTCGCGGGCTGGATTTATTAGGAGGGGGAGGCGAATTGCTCATGGCAAATTCACGAGGGGAGCAAAAAGCAAAAAAAACGGCTTAAAATCGGCAAATTAACTGTTGTTATGCTGGAGCAGTTCGTGCAAAGCTTCAAGGTCATTTACGCAAAATTCGTTCACGGGCAGGCTCATACTCAGCCAAAAACGGAATTATTACGCAAATCAGTCAGACACCGCACGATTTGCTTAAAAGCCGCTCTAATTAGAATATGTGCGACACTTCCGCCGCCTGCCGATCCGCAGGTATTCTGCCCGAAACCCTCAACAAATTCGTTCGTGCGGGCTGGTTCGAGATGCCAACCAATCGCGTTGACGGTTGGCTCGTGTGGTCCGAGCACGACCAGGAGCGACTAAACGAACTCGTTGCACAAGGGCGCAACCCAAGCCCTAATCCACTTCCACAGATCGACAGCACCGCATTCAACGCACAAGTTCGGTTTTCGCTTCCAACACCAGAACCAAAGCCGAAGAAGGAACGAGCGCCCAAGCCCAAGCCAGAACCGAAACCAAAGAAGTTGCGAGAACCCAAACCGAAGAAGGAACGGACTGTCCGTACCGTCACTTACGAAGGCCACCCCTACACGATCACCGAACTCGCTCAGCACCTCGGAATGCACCGTCAATCGCTCTCAAAGAAACTTAGAAAGTGTGGCTGGGATGTGGGAAAGGCTCTCGCACCAAAGCCCAAAGCCGAACGAACAGCGAAACCACCGCAACCCAAAGTACGGAACGCACCTAAACCCGTCATTCACGAAGGTGTCGAATACCGAAGTATGGCAGCACTCGCTAAGCACCTGGGAATCGAACGGCGCACACTGTCCTACCGTCTGAACAGCGGAATCGCACCCGAGCAAGCCACTTCTTCCACCAAATCAAAGCCCGGAACGAAACCGCGACAGTTCCAATTCCAGGGACAACAAGTCACCATCACTCAACTCTGCGAACGGTTCGGACTCGCACCCAACACCGCTGCTGCCCGACTCCAACGGCACAATTTCAACGCCGAACAAGCATTCGCAGATAAATTACAGCAGCATCACTAGATAGATGCATGGCATTGCCTGAAACATTAGTCGCAAAATTGTCGAGTAGTCCAGTTGGTTCACTGGTTAACCAGCGAATCAACCCTGCCATTGGGACTACTGGCACTCAAGTGCCATTCCTAACCTTCACCGTCACGAACATCGAGAGCAGTTTCACTCTCGACGGGGCTGCCAGTTCGCTGGAAAAGACAACGGTTCAGTTCGATGTGTGGGGCACAAAGCACGCACAAGTTACGCAGATCCTTGCCACATTGCGGAGCACGCTGAGTGGTTGGCGCGATGGGAAACAGGTGAAGTGGTGCGTTTGGAATACGCAAGGAATCGAAGCGAGCGAGGACAGCGAGCACTACATGGGAACGTCAGAATTTGTTGTGTGGTACGACCGCAACCAACGCATTCGAGTGACCAGTGGGATTGAGAGCGGTGAGACGTTCGGCGTGCCGACATATTCTGAGCAACCTTATAGTCAGCGGTGGTGGTGGTTATTTTAATTTATCTTTGACAGTTATGACGGGGAGGGGATACCCCTCAAGTGTTGAGAATGAAAGGTGGAAAGACCCCACCGGCACGCTACATTTTTTCTCAAGGATGTTTAAGTAAGGCAGACAGGATGAAAAGACCAAAATTAACAGCAGAAGCAGCGAGATTCTACGATCGGCACGCGAAGCGGTGCATCGAGGAAGGTTACCTGACGGACGCGACTTTCGATTCGTTCGTTTTGCTTTGCCGCACCTACGCACTGCTCCAGTTCGACCCGTCGGAAGATCCGAGAGCGGGAATCATCAAGTTCGTGGCACTCACCAAAAGCTTTGAAAGACAGGGGATTGCGTTCGGAATCACTGCGAAGAAGAAGAGCGAGAAGCCAAAGGATTTGGCAGCGATCATCAGGGAGGGACTGAATGCCGGACAAGATGCCAAGGGCTAAGCCCCTCACGGAACGGAAACGAGAACGCCCTACCGCTTGGAATCGTGGGTACGATCGGCGGCACACCGCACTTCGCCGCGAACTTTTGGCTGATCGTCCCGTGTGTGAATGTCAGGGTTGCGGTAACGGCTGCTGCAACAACACCGCATTCTCTGCTCACGCCCACCACCTACGTTACCCAGCGCTCAGCCTGTCTGATTACTTCGCGTTGTGCGAATCCTGTCACGGACGGTTGCACGCAAAAGGAGATCGGTGAGTGTTCCGGATTGGGCTGTAGTCACGGCAGCCGATCGGCTGGCACTCGAAGAAGGGTGCACGTGGTCGCAGACGCATGCCAACCAAATTATAAATTTCACGCGAGCATTCTTCCGGTCGCAGTTCATTTCGGGAAAAGTTGCCCTCGCACCCGAGCAAGCACAGTTCCTGCAGCAGTTGTACGGCTGGCGACTACCGAACGGGAACAGGCGGTTTCGGTTCGCTAACCTTCACGTTCCAAAGAAATCCTTTGGAAAGACCTTACTTGTAAGCATCATCGCGTTTTTCGAGACGTTCGGCAGTGGCGAACCGTCCGCTTTCGTGGTGAGTTGCGCGGCATCCCGTGAGAACGCAAGTCAGGTGTTCGATGAGTTGAAGTTTGCGACGGAACGGGGGAAGTTCGCTCCGTTCGCAGCGGTAAAGAACCACACGAAAACGATTGAAGTGCCGTCACTGAATGCGCGGTTTCATTCCGTTTCCAGTGACGGAAACAGGCTTCACGGCTTCAACTGCTCGACCGTGATTTGTGACGAAGCCGGTTGGACGAAGAACAGTTCTGCTTTCGATGCGTTGCGGTACGCTCCGGCAGCACGTCCGAACGGGCTGATTGTCGTAATCAGCACCGCGAGCGATCAGCAAGAGCACTGGTATCACAAGCGAGTTTACAGCAAATCCAAGCGAATTCTGAGCGGCGAAGACCTCGATATCACGCATCTCGCCGTTGTTCACGAGATGGACGCGGACGGTGATCCAGAAGACCCAGCGCAGTGGAAAAAAGCAAACCCGCTGCTTGGCTCACCTTGGTGTCCGATCGACCAGTTTCGCCGCGAGATCGAAGGGGCGAAGGCGGCAGGAATTGGGGAACGGCTTAATTTCTTGCGCTTACGGTTGGGGCTATGGCTGAAAGCAGATGAGATGTGCTACTTCGAGGTGAATAAATTTGACGAACTGAAAGCAGAACCGAGCGAAGCCGAACTGAAGGACGCACCGTGTGCTCTGGGCATCGACCTCAGTGAAACGACTGACCCGACTTCGGTAACTGCCACCTGGGAACTGTCACCCGGTCGGTACTACTCCCGTTCGTGGTGCTGGACCGCAGAAAAGGGCGTTACCGAGCGCGAGAAATCGAACTTGCGGCACTACCGCGAATTCACCGAAATGACCGTCACGAAGGGCGACATGATCGACGAAAGGCTGGTGCTGAACCACTTGGTTGCGCTTACCGAAAAGTATTGCGTGGTGGTCGCGAACTTCGACCCGCGAAGCGCCTATGTGATGGGGAATCGACTGGCGGAACACGGGGTGAAGTGCGAGCGAGTTACTGCGTCAGCCCGCTACATGAACCCGCCAATGGTCGAACTTCGCAAAGCGATCGAAGAGAAACGGTACTCGCACGACGGAAGCAGTTGGCTCAAGTTCTGCCTGCAGAATGTGCGGTTTGAATTGAATCGATACGGCGAAGTCTTTCCGGTGCGAAAGAAGTCGGTGGACAAGATCGACGGTGCGATTTCGGCTCTGCTCTCCCTTTACGGGCTGCTTGCAAAACCCGCTGACGAAACCGTTACTCAAGGATTAATTTTAATCTGAACAACTCTAAATAGAGTATGTTCCAATTCGTCCGTTCCTTTTTCAACCGCTCCACGAAGTGGTATCCGCTCTCAAGCCTGCCCGAAGCGTTTTTCTTCGGTCGGCAATCGCGATCGGCAGTCGCCACACCAGAAGAAGCCCTAACCCTCAGTCCGGTTTACGCGGCGCTCAGGTGGTATCAGACCACTCTGAGCAGCCTTCCACTCGTTGTTTACCGGGACGATTGGCAGGGCGGACGCGAAAAAGCATTAACGCACCCTGCGTACAAACTGCTGCAGTACCGCCCGAATCCAGCACAGACCCGAAACACGTTCCTTCAGGTTCTCGCCCGTGATTTGTTCGTCCACGGTGAAGCGTTCTGTTCGCTGAGATGGACGGGCACGGGTGCGCTTTTTGGGGTGTATCCGGTCAAGCATTCGTGTGTCACCGAAGTGATAGTTGACGATGAGTGGGAAAAGGCGTTCGTGGTGCGTGACTCGAACGGCGAACCCGAAGTGTACAGCGATGCGGACATGCTCCACATCGTTGCGCTGCCCAACTGTGACGGGATTCGTGGGGAATCATTCCTCCGTTACGCGGGGGAAGCACTCGGACTGCACAAACAGGTGCAGGAGAGCGCAACTGCTTTTTATAAAAACGCTGTAAAAGCCAGCGGCTACTTACGGTACGCGGGCAAACTGAACCAAGAAACGATCAACGTTATCAGAGAGAACTTTAAGAAGCAGTTCGCGGGAACGGGTAATGCGGGCGAAATCCCGCTGCTGAGCGAAGGCGGTGAGTTCACACCAGTTTCCAACACGACTGCTGACGATGCCCAAATCATCGAAGCGCTTGGGGCTTCCGTCGCCGATGTGTCGAGATGGAGTGGAATTTCGAGCATCATTCTCGGTGATTACGCAGCCGCAAAGTACGCAAGTTTAGCAGCAGAAAATCAGGCAGTTTATCAGAAGAGTTTGCGTTGGATGCTCGAAGCGATCGAAACCGAAGTGAACAACAAGATTTTCGGCGTCGGTTCAGACTTCTTCGCCGAGTTCGACACGCGGGAATTGTTGCGTGGCGATCCTGTCACACAGTCCCAAATCGACAATGCTTACCTCACGAGCGGTGTTGTCACACGGAACGAAGTTCGCGAAGGGCTGAAACTGAACCCACTCGAAGAACTGAACCAACCGCTTGCCCCACTCAACCAAGGGGTTGCGACACTTCCGCCCACTACACCCAACCAACTACCACCAGCACCAGGAGCAGCACCGAATGAGTGAGTTCACACGGGTAAGCCGCATCGCACCGAAGATCAGTGAGAACCGGAGATTATCCTTTTACGCAAGTGTTTTTGGCGAAGTTGCTCCGATCACCGAACGGGACACAACGGGAAATCTCGTGAGTTACCGAGAGCGAATTGTGCCCGGGGCATTCACCGATGCGTTGTGTTCGACAGCGGAAGTGATCGCGAACATCGACCACGACCCAGCCCAGACCTTCGCAAAGAGAAGCACGGGTGAACTGCTCCTGCAGGAAGACCCTCACGGACTCTTCGCCAGTTGCTACTTACCGCCCGGTGAATTCGGTGACAGCATTATTCGGCGTGTTGAAAGTGGCGAGTTGGACGGCTGCAGTTTCCGCTTTGGAGCAGTGAAGGACCGGGTGAATGGGGATGTTGTGGAGCGGCTTGCCGTAACCCTCGCGGATGTCTGCATTTGCTCATCCAAAGTCGCCGCTTACAAGGAAACCGAAGTGCATCTCCGCACCAATCCAGAACTCAAGAAATTATTCTCGCGAATGAGATTTATAAAAATCAAGCAACGGGCACTAAATAAGTAATAACCACGGAGGAACATTGAGCCAAAAGAACAGAGCCAGTGCAGAAGAGATCCAAGGACAAATCGATTCACTGATGCAGGAAGCCGACGCCCTTCAAGCCAAAGACAGCCTTTCCGCAGAAGAACAGCAGCACCTCGATGAGTTGCTTTCCCAAATCGAGCAATTACAGAACGACCTCGCAGCAGCCCAATCTTCGCAGCGTTTGCTTGCTGCCAAAGAACGGATGCAGCAGCCAACCCGTCCCGCACCCAAGGTAGCCGCAACACCGAAGCGTGAAAAGCGCGACGACTTCGGTGAAGGTCTGCGGTTGTGGATGCTCAGCAAAACGGCGAATCCGGACCTGAGCAGCGAAGCGCACTTCCGCACACAAAATGCCGGTCTGCAGATCGGCAGCAATTCGGGACGGGTGAAGTGCGACTACCGCAATTTAAACTTCAAGAACCGGACCATCCTGACCAAAGGCGGCAGCGGTAGCGGTGCTGAGTGGATTTATAAAACTTATTCAGACCATGTGGTTGAGTACCTTTCATACTTTTCCCCCGTCTTGGGCGTTTTGGGCAGCGAAACCACATCAGACGGCAACGCCCGCGATTACTTTCGTGTAGACGACACAGCGATGGTCTCGAACTACCTGACCAGTTCAGGTGGTTCGGAAAGTTCGCCGACAATTAACGAATCGAACATTGCATCTTCTGCAGTTACGATTAATTGCTTTGACATCAGTTCTGGCTTCCAGAAAATCTCGTTCCAAGAGTTGAGGGACTCAGCGGCTGCTGTCGGCATCACCGAGAAGATTGCCAAGGCGAACAGCAACAGCCACGCCCGTAAACTCGAATCGGAAATCATTAACGCTAGCGGCAACGGGAGCACCGGCGTTCAAGGCTTGATGCAAGTGGACAACGCCCTAACACCCGTGTCGTCTTCGACTTTCAACAGCAACGCACAGAATTATCTTGAGAATCTTTACTTCTCAATACCCATTCAGTACCGTCAGAACGCCATTTGGCTTTACAACGACGTGACCGCCAAGCGGTTGCGCCAGAACCTCAAGGACGATGTTAAACGTTCGCTCTTCGACAAAAACATTGTGGACGGGGTTGAGTGGGATACACTTTTAGGAAAACGATCTTATATTAGCCAATACATGAGCGACGATACGATTATTTTCTTCGCGCCCGAGTTCTACATGCTGCGAATGGTGGAAGGGCAGACCTTTGCCACCCTAACGGAACGCTTTTTCCCTCATACTTGTTACGCTGGAATCATGTCATTCGGCGGCGCGTGGCTCGGACCGACCGGCGCTAACGGTGCGATCCAGTCTCTCACGATCACTTCGTAAATAGTTTTCAGGAACACGACCGCTGTTCAGTGCCAGCGGGAGTTAGCGAGTGGGGTACTGGTAATCCCCCACTCGCGTTTTCGTTTCGTGCGACCCTAAATACGGGTATGCACAATTATTCGATTGAATCCATATCAACGCCGAATTCACTGGGTTTAGTGGAAGAACTGAAAGCCCACATAAATTCAAATAACGGCAACTCCGAAGACGCACAACTGAGCCAATTTCTCGACACAGCCAGCAGCATTTTCACGCACGAAACAGATGGGCGCGTAGTGCTGAGCACCACTTTCAAGCAATACTTTCCGTGCTGGGAAAAGTGCTTGGAACTCGCACGGGGGAAGGTGTCAGAAGTGCTGAGTGTGAGTTACTTCGATGAGAACGACGCGGAACAGGAGTTGGACGGATTCGTTACCGACCTGACGACCATTCCCGCACTGCTCTACTTGCCCGATGGGGATTGCCCAGCGCTGAGTACCACACGACCGCGACCGATCACCGTTACTTTCGCAGCCGGCTGGCAGAGCGTTGCGTACCTTCCGGCTGATGTCCGCGTAGCGATTCTGCAGTTAGCAGCACACCTCTACGCAAACCGTGAAAGCCACACCGACGAAGATCTGAAAGAACTCCCGATGGGATTCAAACGCATCTGCGACAAATACAAGACAGGTCTGGGAGGAATTTAAAATGCAGAAAGGCGGCACTTACAACACGAGGCTTACTTGGCTGAAAGGCACTCGCACCAAAGACGAGCAAGGGCAAGACGTGCGAACTCACACCGAGTACGGCAAACTCTGGTGCTCCGTGACGGAATCGAACGGTCGCGATACTCAGGACTACGGAGCGAAGCAAACCGGTGCAGACTGCGACATCCGTGTTAAGAACTTTCCCGCACTCAGTACGGACGATCTTCTGCAGGACGAGAGCGGGACAGTCTACCACATCGAGAGCATGTACGCAGGGGATCGCGAATGGGTGCTTGCTGCGTACCGGAACGATGTGCTCAGCACCGATTACACGATCGTTCCGCCGGCTGGGATGCGTGGCGGATTCCGGGGACTACTTCTTTTAACTTCGTGAGGAGGGGCGTTGAAACTGAGACTTGGTGCGGTGTTTACGTGGACTACCGACCCGAAAACGATTCTCGAAAAGCTCAGCAAAGGCTTGAAAACCAAGGCAATGCGGATCTCTTTGAATAAGGCTTCCGCGCCTGTGAAAGAGAAGATCGTCGCTGCCGCACCCAAGCGCTACGGGTTCTTAAAGAAAAGCATAAGAATCAGGCTGCAGAACTATCAGAACAAACAAGTCTGGGTTAGTGTGATCGGCGCTGCACGAAGTTTCACAAGAAGAAAAGGGAAGTTCAAACGCGGTAAGCGCAAAGGCGAACCACGCTTAAACAAGCCAAGTCAGTACATGCGGCTAGTCGATCAGGGCACGAAGCACATCAGAGGAAGGCACTTCATTCAGCGCTCATTCGGTCGCGCCTTCCGCCGCACTTTCATTCGGGAACTGTACCGGCAGGTGGATTTGTTGCTTCCGAAGAGGAGAAAGTGAACGGTAGCCCCCTACATACAGGTAAACATAGGGGGATCATTGCCAGTACTCGGAGTCACATCGAAACTAGAATATCAGGTGGGTAGTTCGTGGGTAGCCGTTCCGGGGTTGAAAACCGTGAACTTACCAGACATCGCGGTTACCAGCATCGATACGACACATTTGGGACTTTCAAATTTCTGCAAGACTTATGTTGCGGGCATGATCGACCACGGTTCGATCAATTTCACCTGCGAATTCAGTGAAAATACTTGGACTGTTTTCCACGGCATGCTACGCGATACCGGTTCATGGCGTGTGACAACCCCCGATGATGAAGAGGTGGTTTGCACCTTCGATGCGTTTTTCACATCCCTGCAAGCACCGTTCGAGCCAGATGCAGAGGCATTGATTACAGCCAATCTGAAAATCAGTGGCAATGTGAGCATCGCCTAATGAACACGAAACAGAAACTTGCCGCGCTGAACGATGTTCGTGTGATTCCGTTCCCTGTTCCCGAATGGGGTGACGTTGGGAAGGGCTTGCACCTCCGCACGCTCAGCGGTCCGGAATGGACCACAGTTCTTTCTAAAATTAGCGAATGTCAGAAGCAGTCACGCGGACCGGATGTGTCGATTTGGTTGTGCCTGTTGTGCCTGTCTGAACCGGACGGCGCACGGATCTTCAGCGACGAAGACTACCCCATCCTCGCAGCGAAGAACGGTGCAACGCTCAGTTTCATCGCGAATGCGGCAGGCGTTCACGCGGGAATCTGGGGGGACTCCGAAGCAAAAAAGCCTTCACCGAAAGCCCGTGGGTGATGCTCGAAATGCGGTTGTGTCTAGCGCTGGGTTACAAGTCGCTGAGCCACTTCCGTTGTGAGTTCCCCTACCACGAAATGCCGTTGTGGTCGGAGTACATTCGCCGGGAAGGACTGCCCGAAACACGAATTGAAGCAGCGATTGCGATCGCGGGAAGTGCGAATTGTCAGGTTCACGGCGCAAAGGTGCAGCCCAAAGACCTGATTCCCAAGTTCGGCGAAGCAAAAACGTTGAACGGAAAGGACGCCAGCGCCGCACTCAAGGCATGGGCGACAGCGAACCAAAGGAAGGAGCATGGCAGGCAGTAGCATCGGAGAAGGTTCACTTGTTCTCACCGCGAACAGCACCGGACTCATTACCGGTCTGAAACAGGCTAATGCCAAACTCACTGAATTCTCGAAGACCGCAAAAGAAGCGACTGCCGCAATCGGTGGCGGTTCGTTCGGTGCGTTACTCGAAGGCGCTGGTAAATTCGGTGCGATCGGACTCGCTATTGCAGCGGCAATCGAGTTGGGGAAGAACCTCTCCGGCATCGTGACCCGAACGCAGATGTTCCACAATGAGTTAGAACGGGGCAAAGTGCTCGGTGACGCATGGTCGGAAACGGTCGGTCGCGGCATCGAGAAGATGCGGAAGGAACTCGAAGCGATTTCCGACATAAAGGGCACTCAGACCGGTATCGACCTGCAAAACAAGCAGTTGAAAACGCTGGAAGAGCAGTTAGTCAGTCTCGCTCCTCAATTGCAGAAAGCACGGGAAGAAGCGCTGAAGTGGCAGAGTGTTTGGAACAAAGACTCCAGCGTGATGCAGGCGTTCCTTATCGGTGAAAAGGAATCGGGGTTGAAGAAAGCCGAAGCGAACTTGGCTGAACTGGAGAAGGTTTACAAGCAGCGGTTCGAGGCGGCGCAGGAACTTCGCAAAGGTCTGCTTGAAATCGGTAACCCTTCCGAATCGATCGAAGCAACTAAGGCGATCAGACTCTTCATTCAAGAGATGGAAGACGGGGTTAAATCCCTGACTGAAAATCCCGACATTATGAAATTGGAGAAAATCCAGCAGGCTTTTGGGTTTTCAAACGCGGACATCGGCGAGGCACGACTTGCTGCCATCAACAAAGAAATTGCGATAGCGAATGACGAGTTAGAGAAATTCGTCAAATCGCAGTACAACTCAGACCGCAACTCAGATGTGACGGCGTTGGAAGACTTGGCTGAGCAGTACAAGTTCACAGCGGAGCAGATCCAAACTGCGACTGACGCTATCAACGCTAAGAACAGTCGCGAGGCTCAGCGCTGGATACACGACCTGAGCCAAGAACTTGGATTACTTGCTGGACAGTACAAACAAACGGCAGAAGAGATCAAGCTTCAGGAACTGGTGGAAAAAGGCGTGGAGCAAAAGCACATCGATCGGCTTCGCAAATTAATTGATTTCAAAAAGGCGGTCGAAGCGCCGTACAACCCTTTGAAGTCGATTCAGGCGGGCAATGGAGCGGACTTCGAGCTTCGCAACCGCATCAAATTCGACGAAGACAAGCGTTCCGGAATGAATCAGGAACGATTACTGAAGGACATGCTGCAACAATTAATCAAACTAAACATCGGTCTTTCGGCGCTCGATCGCGATGCGCCTGAGATCTAAGGGGAGCGTTGGCGACTTATGTAGAGATTCCCGGTGGAGACGCATCGACCGACAAAGACGGCATTCGCACCTATCAGCGAACCTTTCGCGTTTACGGGCTTGACCCGAATCTGCGCCCGTCCTTTGGCATTTTAACAGTTCCGATCAATCGGTTTGATCCACATCCAGACGACAGCGGCGCTTTGGCAGTCGGCGTGTCTTCTGCTTTCGTGAACGGCGAATTGGGCGTTCAGGATGTCACCTACTCGTACACCTCGCGCCCGTTCGATGCCGGAATCGGCGAAGATGTCGAGACTGGCGGACCAGGAGGGGGCGAGTTAAGCCCTGGTGCGACTGATCCGACCGCGAACAACAACCCGCTGAACCGTCCACCCACAATTAAATTCAGTCAAAACACCGTTCAAGTTCCGTTTGTCAAAGATTACAACCCCGCTGGCGCCAAGCCAGTTCGTAATTCAGCGGGCGTTCCCTTCGAGGGGGAAACCGTCGATGAAATCACCAGCATAATCACGATTAGTTTTAACAAAGGTGTACTTGACGTATCGGACCGTCAGCAAACCTACTGTGGCTGCTGTAACGATGCCTCGTTCTCGATTTGCAATGCGTTCCCCACTTCGTTCCCCGCGTACACCCTTCGCTGCAATGCGTGGACGGGAACAATCCAGTTCGAGGAGGGGATTTGGTACACAGCGTGCGAAATCGAACTGGAGTACAACCGGCACACCTGGACACGCCGATTACTCGATGTGGGTTACACCTACTTGGACGGTACGGTAGACATTTTGGGCAGACCGATTTTAAAGCGTTTCCTGGATCAGAGCACCGGCGCGCCAGTCGATCACCCCATGTACTTGAACGGTGCTGGTGCTCCGAATCCCCCGCTCTCTGCACCAGTTCCGCTGACCTTCTACCCGCACCCCCAAGTATCGTTTGCGAGTATTTTCTAAAAACAAAGAGGACCATTGGGCTTTGAACTTTCAAAACGAACCGCGAACAAAGTGAAAGCGCTGCTGGGAAGGAGCGAACCGCTACCGGTCAACCCGACCACGAACAGCACACGCAACTGGGACTGCTTCCTCGAAGTGACCGGCGACGAGATTCACTCAGGCTTCTACCCGTGCATCTGCGTGCAATACAAATCGAACACCGACACTTGGGAAGAGTACAGCGGCAGTTGCGTTGCCTTTGATTGCAACGGATTAGCCCTCGAAGTGGGGAAGCGTTACCGTGCGCTACATGTCGGGATCAACTATGTGTCGGAAGGCGGAAGCGGAAGCGGTTCGGGCAGTGGTGGCGGTAGCGGTGTGGTGAATCAGGTGTTCGTGGTTCAGGAGGCAACGGCAGGCGGCACAACTGCAACCACGCTAAAAGACTCAGTTCGGCTCGTCGCAATCGCAGCACTCCCAGCAAACACCTACAGCAACGGTTCAAGCGGTGTCGGTGCGACACTATCCGCAACCGCGAATGGTGCGTTCCCCGTCGTTGACGGTTACAGCACCTTCCTCAATGACGAGATTTTGGTGACTGCCGAGAGTACTGCTTCCCGAAACGGGATTTACAAAATCACCGACGCCGGAAGTGTGAGCACACCTTGGGTACTCACTCGCCGATCAGATATGGACGAGACGGGGGAATTCGTGGGTGCGCTCGTCCCCGTTCGCCTGGGCACGCTCGGCACGAACACGGTTTGGTTTTGCACTAACTACACCCCGCCAACCGTCGGGAGCACGAGCATAAGTTTCAGAAGGATTTCGGGCGACATCTACGGTCCGTCAACCGCAACGACAGACACGGCAATTGCTGTCTGGGATGGAACAAGCGGACGGCTGCTGAAGAACACCAATTACACGGTCGGGGCGAATATAAATTCGATATTCAACGCTCAGGACGGCAATCCTTCGTTCTCAGCCGGTCAGGGCTTCCTTGCGGTCCGTTTGAACGATGTTCTGACGGGAACGCTGCTCACAGATACTTGCTCGATTGGTGCGGGCGGAACGGGCGGAAGCGGACCGGGCTTGTCCTTCTCGCATGTCGGCGGCACAACCCTCAGCATCAAAAACTACCTCTCCGAAATTCACGCCAGCACGATCTACAACGGTGGGTTCGTGCTGAACGCGACCGGCAACCATACTTCCACTCAAAAATACTCGATAATTCGTTACAACACAGGAATTTCAACACGGTCAGACGGAATAGACGGGAGTTGCACCGTAAAAGTAGGCGGGGTGGACAAGACTCTTACTTTCGTAGGTGGGATCGTTACGGGACTTTCTTAAAAGAAGGAAATTTGCACTACCTAATTAATTTAAAGAAGAGACCTGATCGACTGGCAGAATCACTCGAAGAGTGCCGCAAGGTCGGTATTACTCCGACCGTGTTCGAGGCGGTAGATGGTAGCACCCAAGTGATACCGCCCGAATGGAAGGAAGGGGCTGGCGCTTGGGGATGTCGTCTCAGTCACATGTCCGTTTTGGCTGACGCAATCGAGAAGGGTTACAATTGCGTTACAATTCTCGAAGACGACGTGACTTTCGTTCCTGACTTTCAGAAGAAACTGGCTGCCTTCATCGATTCAGTTCCCGACTACTGGCAAGCCGCCTTCCTTGGTGGACAGCACTGCGGTGCTCCCGAATATGTTTCAGAAAGCGTTTCTCGCTGCCTTTGCTGCCACCGAACACACGCAATCATGGTGCGAGGTGAGTTCATTCACCAGTTGCATTCGATCTACGCTGCGAGCACCGGACACATTGACTGGGCTTTCGCCCACGCCCAAAAGGATTACCGCGTTTACGCTCCGACGAGTTGGCTTGTGGGGCAGCGATCTTCGACCAGCGACATTACTGGAATGAGCACCGTATCCGATCGGTGGTGGATGCCCCGTAGGGCACTCGCAAAGAAGGTGCGGTGAGTAATAAAGACCTCAGCGTGGTATTCCCTTCGAGGGAGCGCCTGCCCCTCTTGTTTGATTGCCTTTCGAGCATCGCAGAGAACACCACCGACCTCACGCGAATCGAAGTGCTGGTAGCGATCGACAGCGACGACAAAAAGACGGTGCAGGCAGCCCCTTCGCTGGAGCAGCAGTTTCCGTTCGTAAAGTTCTTCGTTGGGGAACGGAAGAACAATTTAAGCGAGGGCTACTACTCTCCTCTAGCGATCCATTCCACGGGGGGCTGGGTTCAGCTTTTTAACGACGACGCGCAGATGGTTACGAAGGGCTGGAACGTCGCAGCCCTCGAGGTACTGAATAGTTTTCAGGAAGAGCATCCGGACGGCATCCTGTTGGGTTGTCCCCACGACGATACCGGCTGTGCGTATTCGTGTTTTCCCGTGCTTTCGCGTCAAGCAATTTTGGCGTTGGGGCACGCGATCAACCCGGCATTCGGTTCGTGGGGCGGGGATGTCCAGCTAGACATGGTGTTCACGACTTTAGGGCGCAAAGTGCCATTGCAGTACTCGATTTCTCACAAGTGCCCACACAACCGGACCAGGGGCAGAGATCGAGTGCAAGCGAGGATGCCAAGGCTGACCCGTGGTTATCCCTACCAAGAAACCGTGAAAAAAGATGTGGAGCGCCTACGCAAAATTATCGGCGAGAGCACTAGATAGTTTGGTCATTTTCATTTCTGTTATTCTCTCTGCCCGGGGACTCGTTGTTCCCGGGCTATTTTTTGCAGTAGTTGCAGCACCGCCCCATCCGACCTTTTCAAGATTCAGAGAATTCGCTCGAATAACAGAGTGAACTCCAACTGGAGGACTTCTCAGTGTCGAATCGCCTTTTGTACGGCGTTATTGCAGTCGGTTCGTTGCTTCTTATCGCGGTTGTCACAGTTGCCGTTCTTGTGCCTGGAGATTCGGTTACGCGGTCGCTTATCGTTGTCGGCTACTTAATTGGATTTGCGAAGACGGCGTATGACATCTGGGATAAGGAGCGTGAACGAGGGAAAAAAGCAGAAGACAGCAAAGAAAAGGTGCAAGCAACTGCCATTTGCAGAGACCATCCCAATGACAGTGATGAGATAAACATTGGCACAGAAATATACAACCAGGGGGCATTTGTAAATATACGAAGTGTAACGCTTACCGCTAGGAGCAGCACAGGCGTTGTGAACGAATTCAGTCTCGTCACAAACGAACGAGAAGTGAAAACTGACGACTTTGTTTATGAGAGCCAGTTTGATAAAGGTGCAAAAATAGATCCAAAGCACAATGTTCGCTTTTTCCTGAATGGCAAAACTCCTTCCTGGGGTTATTTTACCAGCTTACCTCCTGAAAATCTGTGGATATCAGTGCTCTCGTTTAATGGCGAAGTGGCAAGGATTACTGGTGATCAAATTCATAAGGCAATTAACCACTTTCTAGAGAAGAAAAACATGAGATATGCCTAAATATCGTGCCGCTTCATCAGCGGTTATTCTCTCGAAAGCACAGCAGCCGGCAAAGAGTCGGCTGCTTGCAATTCAGGGATTATTATAATGACTACCGCCTTTTCAGATCACGCAAGCCAAGGCTAAAATAGAAATCAGGCGGAAGATCAACAACTATCCAATACATCTCGCTTATGCAAACAGTGCATCTTACATATGGCAGGCTTTCGCCATCAAACAGTTGAGACATCGCAACCATATACCACTCTTTGTCATCGAGTTTGCCCGTGTCCATTTTCAACTGGTATTCGAGTTTCCATTTTTCCGCCTCTTTCACGCAAGTTTCCAGTTGCGCTCGGGTTAAATAGCGAACCTTAGTCCCTGCCACTTTCGGATCGTCCATCGAATCACTCCCCTGGTAGAGCCAAAATACAACTATTCGACACATTAATATAATACCATGCAATTCCTACTATTGTCAAGTTTACAATTGCATTTCTCATTTTATGAAAGCTAATTCTTTCATAAGGACAAAGCTGTCCAGTTTGCTGCCCGAAGCCGGGTATATAGCGCTGCCTCGAATTACAAATAAAAAGGAATTCCCTTGGAAAACATCGATTTCAGTGACGCCACTCGGTGGCATTTGAGCCAGAGTGCCACCAGTTACGTGACAAAAGGAAGTGGACTGGTCGCGTGCATCTTCAGTTCAAAAAGACCAGAAAAGAGCAAATTCGGCGCGTGGGTCAAAGTGGACGGGATCGGCAATCGAGACGCGGCCCCGCTCTACCTCGCGTGGTGTCAGTCGCTCCGCGAAGCGATGCTTGAGATGGAAGTGGCGCGGCACAAGTTTTTGGCAGGAAAATTCGGGACAGCGGGCGAGCGAGAGGGGGAGAGCGAAGGGTGAGGGGGGCGAGCACACGACCACGCACAAGTTAACTCGAATTTTTCGCACTTCGTGCACTAAAGCCGTAAGCACTGGTGGAATTTCTGCAAACTATAAAAATTGGTCGAGCTGGCGGAAATCGCACAGAATTGCGTGCGCAGCACGAACAGGGTGGAACGGCACAAACTACCGTTTAACCTGCCGTTCGTGGCGTAGCGATTAATTAAATAAATAACAGGCGGTACGGAGCAAGTAACTGGCAGTTCGACCCGTTCCACAAGCACGAAAATAACTGGCAGCAAACTTTAGTGCGGAAAGTACAGACTGCCCCTCTGCCTTTGGTTTGGCAGGAAGCGTAGCGTTAGTTTGGAATCCGATCCGCCGCAGGCGGTGAGGATTTTGCCGAACGCAGTGAGGCATCACCACCGCAAGTTAACAAATATTATACTGGTCAATTTGGTCTAGAGGTAGAATTGCACTTCTGTTAGAATCGCAAAAACAATTAACTTAAGTTAACTCTTGTTAATTTAGGATCATGCAAGAACTTTTTTATCACAGTCGTCGGCACGACGACTGTGATAACCACCTTGTGCCCAAAGCGGCACAAGGTGGTTGCTCTCAACTTAATGAACTCAAATGAACTAAAATACTAGTGTTCGATTTGGATCATTTTTCGAGGGGTGTATGGATCGTTCTGCGTACCAACTCGTGTACCAAACGGGGATCGCTTTTGGATCATTTTTCGAGGAAATTTATAGATGCGAAATGACAATTTTCACCAAATTAAATGCCCATCACTGAACTACATTTGCCCTCTGGATTGGCGTGCAAGTTTGGTTTACGGCGTGTGTCTCTGGCACTCACCTAAAACAATGTTGGAACTATCGGAACTTACCGGATTCCACCGCAGCCGTGACTTGCCCACATCGATCTCGATTTTGGCAAAGCACCAACTCGTTGACTCCGACACCTTGCGTGCAAACCTACCCAATGCCGAACTGGGCTGGTTCAAGTTTTGGGAGAAAACTCAGGATCGCATCCCCCTAGCGTTCCGTTTTATCGGGGTGCGGTCGGATGCCTGCCCGCTGACTCCTTACCAAAATATGATCTACTGGACGATGGTATCTTTAGGAAAGCAACTGGCAAAGTATGGCGTTTCCGGGTTGGCGACGATCGCTCATGTTCCGCGCCCGAGTCTGAGCGTGGCGCTTGATGAACTTAAGGAAAAGGGCTGCCTGGGCGAGAAGAAATTCACTATGAATCGCCCCGAAAATTTGGCGGACTGGTGGAAACCCGCCCCGACCACTGATTTGGCAGCGTACTGGGACTGACCTTCGAGTTGCCAAAGAAGGAGCACACGGGAATTCGTTCCGTGTGCTCTGGGCTGTTGCCCAATGCGGTGGTGTTTCAGTTTCGTTTGCGGGGTTTCCACTTCGCGTAGCGCCGAAATGTGCCCGCCATCTCGTCTTTACCTTTGTCCTGAATGTAATCGGCGAATATTGCAAAATCTGCCTGACAGTCGATTTGAAATTCCGGGTGCTCGTCCTTCGCCCACACTTTCAGTTTGTCTACCTTCGTGGGTTTGGGAGTGGGGTTGATGGCTACCTGACCAGAACTCAGGTGCAGTACCCCACCCCGTTTGAGCAGTGAACAGAATTCACACCACTCTCTATTCGCCAATTGGGTCAGTGTCAAAGCAACCACGACCAGCGCAAAAGAATGCCCGTCCGTGTTCGGTGGCGGTTGCCCGTTGCCGTGCGCTGTGATTTTAAAATCGACATTCTGTGACCAAGTCGATTTTTTGGTTAGCGGACTTGCCTCAATGACACCGCCCGACGCCAAGAGATCCCCGCCGAGCGAATTGCCCATGTCATCGTAGAGTTTCCATGCCCAGTACGATAAATCCTGAAGATCGCGCTCTTCGCGGGCGGTTAACTCCTGCTCTGATCCGAACACTCGGTGCGTCAGATCGCTAATCATCATCGCTGCGTACTGCGCGGTGTCCACATCGTCGCCACGAGGCTCGTCAGCCATCGGTCTGCTCTCTCAGAGTGATTGGGGACTGTCGGATCCTTACCCCTCAAACACCCGCCCCTTTCACTCTTCTTAATTTTCATAAGCGCGTCTCGGAACAGCACATTTTCTTACTCAGCGCGTGCAATTCTGCACTTTCCACCGCAAAGTTAGCCCCCACCCCTTTCTGAAAAGCATTTTGCTCTAACCAAAACTACTGTTTTCTCTCATTTTTGCCCAAAAAACTTCAATTTTCTGCAAAAAAGCAAGTTTTTGCCACCAATTTTCACCCAAAAAATAGCTCCAAACAAGCGGTTTTTCCAGTAATTATGAATTATCATACGTTTTTCAGTTGACAGTGCGAGTAATCTGTGATATAATTGCTTTAGTAAATAATAATAAATTGCAGAAAGGCAGGATTTTGAAATGTCCGCAAAAAGTACGATCGAATGGTGCGACGCAACATGGAATCCGGTAAGGGGGTGTACCAAGATTTCCCCCGGATGTGCCCATTGCTACGCGGAGACTTTTAGCGAAAGATTCCGGGGTGTTCCCGGGCACGCTTTTGAGCAAGGATTTGATTTGAAACTTGTGCCCAAAATGCTCAAAGCGCCTTTGACATGGGCAACCCCAACGATAATTTTTGTGAACTCGATGAGTGACTTGTTCCACAAAGGCGTGCCTGAAAAATATATCGAGGAAGTTTGCTGGGTAATGCAGAAAGCCAACTGGCACACTTACCAAGTGCTAACTAAGCGATCGGAGCGAATGCGGGACTTCCTTCTAGCCCACCCCGAATTCGGCAAACTGAAGCATGTCTGGTGGGGTGTCTCGGTCGAGAATAAAAAGCACGGACTGCCAAGAATCGATCATCTCCGCGAAGCACCCGCAGTCACCAGATTCCTTTCAGTCGAACCACTTCTCGAAGACCTCGGAAAACTAAATCTAAAAGGGATTCACTGGGTAATCGCAGGTGGCGAGAGCGGACACGGTGCGCGACCGATGGAAGCGGATTGGGTGCGATCGATCCGTGAGCAGTGCGCAGCCAAAGGAGTGGATTTCTTTTTTAAGCAGTGGGGCGGGCGGCAAAAGAAAAAGACCGGTCGGACTCTCGACGGGCAGACCTACGACGCGATGCCTGAGCGAATCAGCCTGCCCGTGCTGTCGCGAAGCGAGCGAATGGAACTTATCGAAGAATTGAAAGTGTAGTGGAGTGAACAAAGGCCGCCCCAAAGGGCGGCCTTCACTCTTAATTCGGCAAGTCGCTCGAACTGATGTGCAGCCAGCGCCCGCACCTGGGGCACGAGTAAAAGCGTATCAGCCCTCTCAAATCTAAGCGGATTTGGGTTAGTCGCGAAGGCTCATCGCAAGTCGGACACTCGTCCGACTCACGCAACTCAACCGTGTCATAGTAGCGCAAATAGTCCGGCAGGACTTTGGGCGTGGGCATGGGGCGAATCGGGGCTGGAGCAGGGTGCGAGTCAGAAAATCCTACACTCTGTACTCCTGGAGTGCCCCCATTTATTTCAGGATCTGAATTTATTCTTTTCAGGAGCGTTGATGTTCCCCGAAGCACGTACCGCCACGCTTGTGGTTAAGACTCGCCCTCTCGTGATTCCCCTGCCCGACACGGGAGCGGATAAGCGGCTTTGGTCGGCACTGCTTGACCTCGCAGACATTGCTCGAACTGCGATCAACCGTGACCAATCCGACCGGGCCACGGAAGCCATTCAGCAAGCCACGCGCGAGATCCGCCAATCACTCGGTAGCCGCAATCCCGTCAGCGAAATTATCGACTTGCAGGAAGCAGCAGCGATTTGCCGTCTGTCGGTTCGCACGCTGCATAACCGGATGTGCGAAGACCCTACCTGTCCGCGACTCCCGGGTAAGCACCCGACCTTCAACCGGGCTGCACTGGTGAAGTGGCGTGCGAATTTGCCCCTTCGCAAAAAGAAGAAAAAGAAGAAAGTCTGACACCTCTTGGAACCGCAGAACGGTTCCATTCACTGGTTCCGGGGCAAAATCTTGAACTCTAAACGAAAGGAAATGACATGGCTCGTCCGGCTAAGAATGCGCTCCCCATCGGGGACACGGGAATTGAAGTGAGCGTTTCGCTCAAGCAACGCGGTGACATCTATTCCTGCAAGTTCCCGCACCCAACGATTAAGGGCAAATACTGCGAAGTGACCACGGGACGGCGCAGTCAACACGAAGCGTGGGCGGCAGCGGCAAAGATCGTCCTGGAGATGTACCAACCGACCGTCAAACCCACCGCAAGGAATGTGACCTGGGAACAAGTGCTGGAGGAACTGTCATTTGCCAAAGGCATTCGAGCACGAACAATCGAACTTTACTCGAATACAGTAAAAATTCTAAGAGTATTCGTTGAGACAGCGCGACCGATCGACATTTCCGAAGCCAAAGCGAACCGGTTCGCGGAACTCTATGCAAGCACCCCGTACACTCGCACGAAGGCAGAAGGTGCGAAGCAGTACACGCGCAGTGCGAAGACGGTAGACAACGCGATTCACTTCCTGTCTTGTCTGTGGACACGATTAAAAAAGATGGGGTATGTCAACTCTAACCCCTGGCAGAGTGTGCCCCGCCCGGATATTCCGAAAAAGCAACCGACTGCTCCGACAGAGCAAGAGTTCGCGGAGTTCTTCGCGTGGCTCGATGCCAAAGAATGGGAACTGATGAGCGTACTGCTTCGCTTGAAGTCACTTTCTGGCTGCCGTACCCTCGATGTCTGTTCGCTCGGAACGAAGCACTTCGATCCGAAAGCCGGTGCAGTAATCATTCCTCCCGAGTTAGACAAGACGCACCGCGAACGGCTAATCCCGCTACCGCCCGACCTCGCCAAAAGAATAAATTTAATCAAAGGCAGAGTCTACCTCTGGGATCGGTACACCCCAGAAACGCAGCAGAGGGACGCGCGAGCAACGGACAAGTTTTACCCCAAACTCCTCGCGATGGCGGTTCGCAGGCTGTTCCGGCGCTACTACATCGAGTGCCCTGAGCGTCCCCGCATTAAGCCACACGATTTCCGACGACGGGCAATCACGCTTACCGTGAAGGCAACCGGTTCAGTGGACGCAGCAGCATCGGCACTCGGCGTCAGACCCGAAACTGCGATGCGGCATTACATCGACGCGGAGAAGGCATTCAAAGGTCAGGAACTGATGCGGAAGATGGCGGACATCCTATTGCCCCAAAACCCTGCCCCGATTGTCCCAGAACCCGAGAAGTGAAAAGGGACGGGAAAAGCTCTGAACAGAAACGAAACAGCCCCGGAGAATTCCGGGGCTGTTTCTAATTTAAACCGTGCCTATCGAATTCTTGAATCGCTCCAGTGCCGCGACTTTTTCTTCCAAAGCCTGTACTTTTTGAGCAATTGCCGTGTGGAATCGAAGCTGTACAGCCTTCTCTTGCTCAAAAGCAGCGAGTATCGCATCCAGTGCTTGGTTAAGTTTTTCAGATGTGCCAGCGTCAGCAAGCAGCGAAGCGAGTTGTGCACGGTCCAAGGCGATTCCCCAAAGAGAGAGTTTGGAGACAGCATTCTGGGACAATTGGCTGCCCCAGAATCCGAAGCGTTGCGAAAGTGCTCTTTCCTAGGGTGACTGACGGGATTTGAACCCGCGACTTCCAGATCCACAATGTAGCACGTTGTTGGCGCAAGTCGTTTCAGCATCAAGCCTTTCGACACGTCCTGTATACGCTTGCGTACTACTTGCGTAAAGACCTGTTCCGGACGTGGTAGAATGTATCCATCGGTACACCCCTGCCACCGGAACCCCACGCATGCCCGCAACCAGGAAGCGGCAGCCCAAATCCGCGCACACACCCGATCCCGACGCACCAACGCCCCGTGAATTGAGACTCGACGCGGCCGATCACGTCGCGTGGGCCAAATCCCGCGCTCGTGGGGTGCGTGCCGACTTCGGTTTCCTGGAGGGGTCCGCGGAGGAAGAGGAGCTGGAGTCCGTCGCCCTGGCCGCGCTGGTGCGACTGATTGACCGGTTCGACGAGTCCCGTTTGCCGCCCGGTGGTGATCTGGCCAAGGCGTTCCGGGGCGCGTCCAGCACTGCGATCCGCTCGGAGTGCCGGCGCGCGGGTGAGCAGCTCCGCAACGGCGGGACGTACCGCACGAAGCAGGGCGGGTATCTGGTCGTCGGCGGTCTGCCGGTGAATGCCGACGGCGAAGAGGAAGTGACCGATCCCGTCTCGCTCGAAGAGGACGACCACGACGGGTCATTGATCGCTGAGCCGGCAGTGTTCGCCAAGGCGCGCACCGGGACCGGGCCGAACGCCGTGGCGCAGCCCGGGGACACTCGCGCGCGGTTTGCGGCCCTGCTCGCGCAACTGAGGGGCTAGGACTTCTTCCGGCGCGCAGGCTTCTCCGGATCGGGCGGCGCATCGGGTAACGGCGGATCAGCCGGCGGCATTGGCGGGGGGTTGTCCATGTGCCGCCGCAACGCCCGCTCAATCACGTAGGTAAGCGTCTGACCCCGCGACTCTGTGAACGCACGCACCTCGCTCAACAACTTCGGGTCGAGAATCACGTTGATCTGGCCGGATCGGTCTTTTACTGGCACTTCCACACTCCCTGTGTACTCCCGCGACCGACGCGGGCTAAGGCCATCATACCCGACTTTTTCCACGGGTCTAGATTTTTTCTAGATTCCGGTTGACATGGATCTAGATCGGGTATAGATTACAAGTGTGACGCGAACGAGACACCTGACCTGGAGAGACGAGATGACTGCGACAACGACCTTCTTCGCCTACCGCATCCAAAACGGGCAACGGCACTTCTTCGAGTTCGAGCGGTGCGACACCTGGAATAGCCGCGAAGAGTTAATGGCCGCGATCGAGAAGTGGAAGAAGACCGTGCCTGAAAACTACGCGGCCCGGGTCACCTTCGAGATTCACCAGGACAACTGAGCGACACACCGGGGCGGGTCGCAGTGACCCGCCCTCCCTCACCCGAACCGGATTAGCCCATGCCGATGGCCACTATCGCAATGACCCGCGACGCAGCCTACATCGTCGTCGCATTCCGCCCGAAGTCCGAGCCGTTGCCCGAAGGATTCGCCGAATTCACTGAGTCGAAAAACACCGTGCAGTACGCGGAGGGGCACCGGTTCGCGGGCCAACTGGAGATGGTCGCGGTGAAGCTGATGAAGGACGGGCGAGGCGATCCGGACCTGATGCCGATGCTCACTGCCGCCGACTGGCTCCGGGATCGCGGATGGACCATCGAGCCAGAAGGGTGGTGCAAGTTGGTGATGCAGGAGATCGGAGCGGCCTGATTCAAACGACGCGGGGCGGGGAGTGCTGCTAACACCTCCCGCCCCACTTCTCAAACCCTGTTCAGGAGGGATCGAGCCATGACAGTGTACACGGAACTACTGCCCCCCACCAAGTCGGAGAAGCACGGCGCCCTGAAGTGGGAGCCGGCCACCGACAACGCGACCAGCCCCTTTGCCGGCGTGCTCACGCTGACCGGCCGACGCGACCACTGCCGGTATCGCGTCGAAGAGCATCCCGCCGACGAACCAGGCCGGGCGTTCGTGCTGTGGAAGCTCGACGCTGGCACCGACCGCACCGAAGAACGGTACGGGTGCTTCGTCGCGAAGAACAACGCTCACCTGTGCGAGTGCCGGGGGTTCACCGCAACCCGACACTGCAAACACCTCGCGGGCCTCACCGAACTCGTGGGAGCGAAGAAACTGTGATCCAGTACCTACACGCCCTGGTGGGTTTCGTTGGGTCCGTCGGATGGTTCGTATGGTTCGCGATCGCCTCTGTCTGGCACGTGCTCTGGCCGATGGTCGGCGGGGCCTTTCTCTGGGAGGCCGTTCGGAACCGGAAGTGGTAGATCGCTGTCGAACTAATTGCGGGGCGGATCAACGCCCCTTTACCTCACACTAAACGAGTCACTCACATGATTTTCTCAATCACGCACGCCACCTGGCAACAACTCCGCGTTCTGGTCCGCGCAAAGGGCAAGCCCGTCCTCGGGCGCGATATCCGGATCGTGCCAACGCGCCTCACCAAAACGGGCGAGTTTCTCGACGAACTGGTCGAGGCGGGGTTGATCGTCCGGGCTGAAGGGAAGCTCGCCACAGGTCGCGAGCCGGAACAGTTCCGCGCGAGTTACACGCTGACCGAGAAGGGGAAACATGCCGCAGAGTACGGCGAATATGAGCGGGTACGAGAGCCGCAGCAGACTGCCGGCTGACGCAAGATGCGTCCCCGATTGCCCCTTCTCTCACGGGGAGGGGAGTAACCCCGCCTCACGCACGGACGCGATGGGCGGGGTGATTTATTTGGTTTTTCTTGGTTGATTTTAGTTGATACGGCGGTATTATACCTGTGTCGGAGCAAACGCCCGACAGGTGCCCGGGCCTTCCGGGACTCCCAACAAGGGAAGACGATGGTCGAAGTAGATGTGCTCATCCCGACGGCCGACAACGCGGGCCTGATGTTCCTGCCCGCTCACCACGCGATCTTCGAGCAATTCGTGCTCGCCCTGTTCCCCGGCTTCTCGCTTCAGCCCGGTACGGTGTCCGGTGCCTGGACCGACGCGGGAACCGTGTACCGCGACGAACTGCGAGTGTACACGCTCCGCGTGTCCGGCCTCATCGCCAACGGCCCCGCTCTCCGCGAGGTGATCGACTTCGCGAAATCCCACTACGCACAACTGGCCCTCTACGCCCGCTACCTGAACGTGTCCGAAATCCTCTGATCCGACTCGCTCCCCCGGTGAAGACCGGGGGAGCTTCAACCCTGGGGTGAGTACCATGAATCGCTACGAACTGCTCTCCGGAGAAGTGGTGGAGTACGACACTCTACCAGCCCCGCTCGCCGCGTTCTTGACCCGTGTTCAGTCGGCCGCGAGTGACCTCGCCGTATCACCGGCCGCACTCCTGGCCCTGGTGTACGGCGTCGAAAACCCGCTGCTCGACACCACCACCGCTCCGGGCCGAGCGATCGTGAACGCGACCGCCTTCGCTCACCCCGTCTACAAGGTGCTCGGCGACCTGGTGGGGCGTAAGCAACTCGCAGCACTCAACCAGTCTCCCGAGCAGGTTGTTGCCGCGTACACGCTCACGGTGAAGGCCGCGGCCGAGCGGATCGGGCTGAGCGAAACCGCGACCAGGACCGCGATCCAGGGCGGGAAACTGGACGCGATGAAGCGGAACGGGGAATGGTACGTGCGGCCCGAATCGGTCGATTCCTACAAGGTCAGCAACCGCGGGCGGAAGAAGGCGGTCCCCGCGGCGGTGCGGGTGAGGTGCGGCGGCGCGGACGGGGTAAGCCTGTCCGTGCGGCTCGCGGGCGGGGAACTGGTCGCCGAGGGCAAGGACGGAGGAGCTGTCGTCGGTCGATTCCCGGACGGGTGGACCGCCGCGGCCGTGAAGACGACCACCAAGACCGGCGCCCGCGTGTTCGAGATCGAGCCGGAGGCGGGTACCGAGGAAGTGGTCGAGTTCGGCGAGTTCGAGGTACGCGGGCCGTTCAAGGTCGTGAAGAAGCACAACGCAACGAAGGTCGCGGCCGAGGTGTGGAAGAAATACGCGGCCGAAGCGTAGCAGCGGGCCAACGGATCGGCTCTAATGTCTGCGGCTGAAAGGCTCGCCCGGTGACGGGGGCGTTAGGCGACACATTCACGAGTCGCAAGCTCGAACGTATCAGTAGCCGCTGTCATGGGGTAAGGCGTGAGTACCCTGCGGCCGGGCGGTCGCGACCACGTCTGCCGGAGCGCCCCACCCTGGAGCGGCTCCGGCCTCTGCCCGGCGGCCGGGCACAAGGGGAAACCCAGCCGCATTGTTACGATCAAAATACAGACGGCCCGCGGGAGCACTCCCGCGGGCCGGCCTCATTACTGCTCGTCTTTCACTCACGCCGGAAGCAGCGTCTTAAACAGTTCGAGCGCGAGGTCATCTAACGGTGTGGGCGTGGCCTTCACCACGAACGCCAGCGCCGGCCCGTGAATCAGTCTGCGGATGAACGCCTGGCCGTCCGCGCTCGCCACCTGACCGGCCTGCACTCGCGCGGCCACTTTCTCGACCAGATCCAGCAATGCACTATTCATCGTCTCGATCCTTAACAGGGGTGGAAGTAACCCGGCCGGGACGGACGCACAGCTAACCCAGTCGCATCCCCCAAACGACCACTGGACCGCCCACGTGTCCCGGCCGGGTGTACGGGTTAGCGCGAGGTCGGGCATCGCCCGTTCGCGCAGGATGAACCGGAGCTGTACGTCACTCCGGGGAACGAGTACGACGTCGCCGGCGAGCACGTGCCGCCGGAGCAACTCACCGCGGGCGAACCGATCGGTTCGAGCTGGGACCAGGTGCGGCCGCGGTTGTCGCGGTAGGTCACCAGTTGGTAGCTGATTACCGGCGCCGGGGCCTCCACGGGCTTCGGCGCCACGGGCTGTGTTTCGACTTTCGCGGTCGGGGCTTCAGCGCACGGGCACTTGTCACCACACGCGCACGCAGCTCGGCCGCGGCGAAAGGAGATGGGCTGTTCGTCGCTCCCCTCCTCCGCGCGGATCTGCCAGTCGGCCGGGGCTGGGGCCGGCATGGGACGAGCGGGAACGTCGCCGATCTTACGGGCCGCTTTCTCAACGGCCTTCTTCACCTCGGTCTCGGTTCCCTGTCCCGGAATCGTGGTGTCGATCATCAGCTTTTCACCGACCGGGTAACCCACCACGACAGACGGCGCCTTCGCCTCACCGAACGATGGTGCGTCGCACTTGCACGCGACCGAACCAACGACCGGAACGACGTCGCATCCCACGAACACGACAAGCGGCACCTGGTCGGCGGTCGCGGCCTTGTAGCCAGCCGGGTAATCCTTCGGGGCCGGCGCCGTCGCTGTTCGCCCACCCTTGGCTTTCGACAGAGCAATCAGGGCTTTGGCCTTATCCGCCTCAGCCAGTTCGCCGGCGAAGCTCGTGGTGATCGGTCCCAGTGCCAGACACGCGACCAGTGCCACGCGGATTTTCAGAAGACAGGTCATCGCGATCTCTTTCAGTGAAAAGAGCGGGCGAACGAAGGAGCCGGGAACACCCCGGCTCACGGATGAAGGGCTTACGGCGCGAGCGGGAATTCCAGGTACCACACGGTGGACGACCGGTTCCCGAACGAATCTTGGCTGTGGACCTTCTCGAACAGCGGCAATCGAAGTCGGGGTTCCGCTTTCACGATCTTGCCCCAACCAGACAGCTCCTTTTCCTGCTCAGTGCGGATGAACCAGTCCGGGGTGCGGGCCGGGAACCCGGCGACGTCAGCCAGGGCGAAGGAATCCCCCTGAGACACCATGCGTTCGACCACGGAGGCATCGACCCAGAACGCGGCGCGAGGCGCGTCCTCCGGCCACACGGGGCCACCGTGGGCCTGATCGCCCCACGAATTCAGACACAGCGCCCCGGGCCTGCTCCCGTTGCGCCAGCCGATGAAACACATGCAGTGCGGCCACGTACCGCGAGGCGAGATGAACCCCTGCGAGTCACGGGTACCCACGCTGCCGTCGCGGTTGTTGAAGCCGACATTCGAGCAGACCGGAACCGGATAGCCTTGCATCAGCGCCCGCTTCACGTCGTCAGCGGTGGTAACCAGAGCGGCCCCACGCACCGCGTGTTTCTTCGCATCGGCTTCCAGCTCGTCGGGGACACCGGACACGCCCCACTGACGAGCACGCGCGGGAGAGAACGTGGTTAGGTCGTACTTGCCGAGCTTCTCCATCGGGATCAGCCCGCCGCGCGATTTCAGCCATTCCGAGGCCCACGCGCCCATCGAGCCGTCGCCACGGATCTGGCCTCGGCCAACCTCGACCCGAGAGCCGGCGTAGATCGCCTCGACCGCCGCGGCCTTCCACTCGAAGCTCGCTCCGGCCGCGATCGCGGTGGCCTGCACGACGTCCGCGCCGTGTTTAAACCCGCACCCGACGCAACAACCTACGCTCTGCTGGTTGACGTTCGGGTACCAGTCCGACCCGCGGCCGTTGACGCCGCGCACCGTGCGATACAGGAACACGTCCTCGTCACCGAGTGCCGCTTTACCGGCCGGGGTAGTGACGAAGTGGAGCGTTTTTGCCTGGTCCAAATTGGTGCGGATCGTCTCATCGTCCCGCAGCCAGCCCATGCGCGACGGCTCGAACTCGTCGAGCTGCGGCACGGGCACGGGCACTTCGATTTTGCGTTCGACCTCGACCGTCTTTGGTGTGGTGAACTGCGTGCCGCCGATCGCGCCGAGGATGATCGGGATCAGCGTCATCAGGGCTCGCAGGCCCCATTTCTTCAGGCTGCTCTTGGTCTCGTCGGTCATGGTGTCCTTTCGATGTCACGGGCGAATATGTGATCTGAGGGCGGAACCTCAGCGGAAGTACCAGAACCCGCCCCGGTCGAACCAACGGTCAAGAACCAGGAACAGCGCAAAGGCCGGGATCACGACCCACAGAAAGAACGAGAGCGCCGCGAGCGCGATTCTGTCAGTGGTCTTCACGTCACAGCCCTTCGAGGATGGTGGCCAATCGGGTGAACAGCGCGGCCACAGCGTCACGCTGCGCGCCTGCGAACGCGGCATCGGTGGGGAGCAGCAGAGCCAGTTCCGCGCTCACGGTTTGGCGCACGCCAATAAGGGCATCGCCGATCATGCTCTTTGCGGTCTCGCGCGCCACGCGCCGGAACTCGTCCGCGGACGGGGACTCGGCCGCTTCTTTGCTCAGCTCCCGGTAGAGCGTGGCGAGACTTTTCGCGAGCGCGGCTTTCTTCGCCGGGTCGGTCTCAGGATCTGCGCCGAAGGCTTTCTTGATGCGCTCGGTGAGCGCATCGGGCTTCGGGGGAGTCGGCCCCGGACCGGGGCCAGGTGGCGCGGGCGGGTCACCGATCACGACGACGACGCGCGCGGGTTTCGAGGGGATGTCACCAACGGCTGTGTACGCGAGCAGTTCGTAGCGACCGGTGGGGCCGGAGAACAGCAACAACCGCCCGCCATCGACCGGCCGAAGCGACAGGCCCGGGGTGAGAGTGACCCACTCGACGACCTTTCCCGGCGTCTCTGCTTTGAGATCGGTGATGGTCGCCGGCGGTGCTTTTACCTCGGACGGGAGTTTCAGAGACGGCGTCGCAGGCGCAGGCGGATCTTGCGCGAGAGCTGAAGACGAGAAAGCAAGCAAAAGCGCGGCAGCAATCAAAATTCGCACGGTCATCCCTCTGGGGTGATGACCGGCTAATGGCACGGCGTGTCAGTCCGGCAGCGTAGGTGTGACAGTCAACCAGGTTGCGGGCACGAGCTGAACTCGCCCCGCGATCCCGCCCGCGGCGACAACATCGACCGCGTAGCGACGGAACCCGGCGCCGGCCGGGACGGTGACACTGAAGGCCAGTGTGGTCGCGTCTGCTACCGCGCCGACGGCCGTGGCGCTCACGGGCCAGCCGTCGGCGCGCGGATCGGTCGCCTTGTACTGGTCAGATCCCGACCGGCCGTTGCGATCGGAGTCCCACAGTGGATCAGCGCGCACCGTCAGAGTGATGGTGCCGTAGTCCGTGAGCGACAGGCCCGAACGGAGCGTACATTCCACTCGCACGGTCTGTGTCTGGAGGGCCGGCCAGGAGAGCACCGGTGCTTCGCGGATCTGCGATGGCATGGCTCAGCACTCCAGGTCCGCCGTGAATGTCGTGACGCTGCGGTCGGCGCCGGTCAGGGTGACCACGGATCGATCGGCGCCCGTCATACAGACGGCGACGCCGTCCGTCGGCACAACGGGAACCACATACCGGGTCGGCCGCAGTAGAACGCTTGCCCGGGAGACGAACGGGCGCACGAACGCGCCCCGGGCCACGAGCACGGGGAACTGCCGACGAGTTGCCGGAGCTGCACTGCGAGCTGGCACACGCAGCACCTGGCCGCGGACATGAACCGGTGCCGTGCGGAGCGCGCGAGCGACTAGGACGGCCGGGGGCCGTTTCGTCGGCGGAGCCACGATCGCTCGCGTGGGACGACCCACGATCGCTCGGCCGAGAACAGGCGCGATGCGCCGGGGCGCGGCCACGAGCACTGCGGGTGGACGCTTTGCAACGACCTGCGCCGCGGGCTTCGAGGGCCGGCCGACTGTCCCGCGGCCGACGAGCTGCCGGCGAACCTGTGCCACGACGATCGGGCGCACCGGGGGCCGCGCCGAAACGACGTTAGCCGCTCGCTGGGGCGAACCAACGAACGGCTTGCGGCGCCGGACTCCGGTGATGATCGTCGGCACGATTACTCTTCGTAGGTGACCTGCGCGGCCACGGTCGGCGTCCCCGTCGAGGTCGCTTCAATGTTCAGTGCCGCGCCGCCCGGGATACGGATCTCCATACCGGGGGGGAGGAACTCGATAATCCCCGATTGGTCGGGAACCTCATACAAGAGGCCCGTGTCGGTCGGCGTGGTCGGCTCCACGGTCGCGTTGCTGCCCGCGGTCGCCTGCAACGTCTCAGAATCGGACGTGTCATTCTTGCCCGGCGTCGCCGCGGAGAACGTCCCGAAGTTCGCGGTCGATCGCGTCAGCCGGACCTTGACCGGCACGCCCGTCCCGCCGGCCGCCGCCTTGCCGAACAATCGGATACTCTTCACGAGAACCCGCTGATTCGCCGGCGCCTTGATTTGAAGGATCGTCTTCGCGGTGTTCGCCACGAGCGCGACCTCACCGCTGTTCACGTGCGCTACGATGCCGGCCATCGTTACCCCACAAGTTGCCAGGTGTTGGGCGTGAGTACCCGCGGCGGACCGCCCACCGTCCCGCCGCCGCTGTCCGCGTGTTGGAGCGCGCCCACGTCGCGATTGTTCGTGATCCCGGACGGGAACACGGCCGGGAAGCCCTTGCCCCGGAGCAGCGCCCCGCCTCCGGCCACGTTGTTCAAACTGAAGTCACGCGCGGCCCGGTTCACGAACGGGTCCGCGGTCAGGGTGAAATCCCCGAACCCGGCGCCCATGCCCGTGTATGCCCCCGACGTGTACGAGCCGTAAGCGTTGTTCCGCAGCACGCGCACTTGCGACATCACGTAAGTTTGGGTCAGCGCCGTGTTCTCGATCCCGTACCCGATCGCGTAGAAAATGCTGTTCTCGATTTCGAGCGCGATCGTGCTCGTGGTCGTCCCGGTCTTGATCGCGCTCCCGGTGATGTCCACCCATATCGAGTCCCGCGAGATGATCGTGACCGGGGTGGCGGCGCTGGTGTTCGCGTTGATCCCCGCCGCGAGTCCGTCAATGATCGACTTCACCACCTCGAACGTGTACCCGATCCCGAACGACCCGCCGCGGGACAATTCCGAAGACGGGCAATCGTGGATGTCGCACCCGAACAGCTTAATGAAGCCCCCGTTCGATCCCGGGAACAGGCTCGCCGTCGTGGTGCAGTTGAGCACCTCGCAGTTCTCCCAGACCCAGAACACGGACGCGATGTTCGCGTTAATGGGGGCGAGGCACCCGTCTACCACGACATCCCGGCACACCAACGGGGAACTGGCCGAGGTCGCCAGGCTGAACGCGCCGCCCTTCGTCGTGGGGTGCGTCTGCGTGAACCGCAAGTGCGTGAACTCGAAGAAGTCGTTGTCGTTGAGGGCGAACACGTTCCCGCCCGATTGCGAGCACGAGAACGTGGGGCGCCCGTCTCTTGCTCCGGGCGTCGTCGTGTACCCCTCGATCACGTTCACGCCGTTGGTCGTGTCCCCCTTGAGCGCGGCCGGGAACGTGACCGCGGACGCCTTGGCGTAGTCGGTCCCGGTGGCGCGCACCCAGATCCGGTTCCCGCCCCCGGTGATCGCGGCGAGCGCGGTGTCGAGGTCCGCGTAAGCCCCGGTCGAACCCGATCCCGGGTTGTCCCCAGTGTTCGTGTTCAGCCCGAGCACGTTGTCCACGTATTTGTTCGCGTTCGCCACGGTTCAGCCCACCGGGTTGGGACGGGGGTTGACCGCGATCTTCCGGACCAGTGGCCCCAACTGGTCGTTCGCCGCGATCATCTGCCGGACCACCACGAGCACGCGCAGGAACGCGATCACGTCGTGGTTCGTGAGGAGACTTCGGGCGCCGGCGTCGCTCCCGGTGATGCCCTGCGCGGCCCCGAGCGCGGTGTAATCGCTCGCGTCCCACGGCTCGTCGCGGAGGAGTTCCGCGTCCGTGGTCCCGAGGGCCGCGGCAAGGCCCTGGCCAACGACCGCGTCAAGTGCCGCCGTCGGCACCGTGAGTACCCCGGCGAGCAGGTCCGCGGTCGCCCGCACCGTCTCATTGGTGAGCTTCAGAAGTACCGGGTTGTCGATCATTGCCCGTGCCCTCCACCTTCGCGACCTTCTGCCACCCGATCTTTTTTGCGACGCGGAGGCACTCGACGTAGCTCGGGAACCGCACCCCGGCTTCGCGCTTGTATCTCTCGATCGCCGCGAGGAACTCTTCCTCGTCCGCGTCATACTCGCTTCCGGGGAACGTCCCCTCGTGGCTCACGAGCTGGGGGATCGCGCCCCCTTTCCGCTTCTTGGGGAGGAGCTTCCTCATGACCGGCCAATGGCACGCGACTCAGGCCGCCCACGGGCGAACCCGACAGATCACGTCCTCGCACCACACCGGCCCATCGGGGTACTGCGCGCACGTGGTCGCCGCGAAGTCGCAATCCCCGACGTACCGCATCCCGTAGCGCCCGAGCTTCTCCGGGTCGTTGGGAAAGACCAGGCACGGGGTGCCGAGGTTTCCGACTCGCAACACGGGTTCACCCGGTCGCCAGATGAGCGGGGCCGTCGGGTGCCCGCTCATGCGGAAGATGTGAGGCCGGTCGGGTGCGAGTCGCAGGGCCGCGCGAGCCGTGGCGATCGCGTCCGGGGTGTACTCGTCGTCGTCGTCCAGGGCCATAACGTGCGTGCCGGTGGCCTGTCGGCTGTCGAGCACCCAGTTGCGCGCGTGGTGCCCCCACGTGCCCGTTGTGCCCGTGTGCTCGATGTATCGCCCGGGAAGGCCCATCTGTCCGAACAGTTCGGCCGCGATCGGCTGCGGTCCGTCGCCCACCAGGAGCACTTCGTCGCCCGGCTCCCACGCTTGAACGCGGAGCGAGCGCAGGGTGCGGGCCAGCGTGGGGCGGGAGATCGTTGCGATCACGAGCGAAAGCCGAACCTCAGCCATGCTTGTACAGCCCCTTCGCGAAGTCGTCTTCCCAGCCCGCGCACGTGAAGTCGTCTGGTAGCGTCACCCCGAAGCGATTCGCGAACGTGCGGTAGTCGTCCACCGTGCTGGAGTGGTGCCACAGAAACGCGCCGGACTGCTCGCGCGCCACCGGTATCAGCTCCCACGGCCAATAAGCCCCGCCGAGGTGGTCGCGGATCAGTTCCGCAATCAGCATCTCGGCGTCGTACCCCTTCTCGCGCTCGAAGTAAAATGGGCGCGGCCGGTAGAACTCCAGAGCGCTCGGTTCGGTCCAGTCCGTGACCCGCATGAGCACGATCTCGGTGCGGATCGGCCAGCGCGGGTTGTCACACGTCCGAGCCGCGGTCGCCAGGTCCGCCAGGGCTAGCGCCTTGGCCCCATCTTGGAGCCAATACCCGCCGGTTGGGATGAACCGCTGGGACAGCTTGCAGACGAATTCCAGCCCGCGTTCCTGCCCCCACTTGGCGCCCTTCCAGAATGCCGCGATGTCGCCTCCGCCGTGCCCAATGCGCTCCGGGTTCGTGCTCAGTTCCACGTTTGGATACCGGGCGCAGATGCGTTCCAGATCCGCGTGTATCCGCAGGTCGTCGTTGGAGATCAGCACCGGGACCGGGCCGCACGACTCGCGCACGGCCCGGATCTGCACCTCGGCGAGCGCGGCCCACTTGTACACGCCCACGACGACCCCACACGCGGGGTCTCCGGCGCGGGGAATATTCGATGGAATAATTGCGGCCGCTTTTGCCCGGGGCGCGTCCGGGTGATGCTCGCACGTGGCGCACGTCCACAGCCCGGACAGCGGGTTCCCGCGCGTGCAGCGCCCGTCGGTGTTGTCCGGGTGATCGCAGTAGTACGTGCGCCGTGCCTCGTTCGGACCCGCGCACGTGCTGCACTCGGCCACCAACTCGCCTTGCAAGGGGCACGGCGAGCGGAGCACGGGCAACGACACCCCCACCGCGCCGGCCCGGACCCGCCCCGCGTGCTCCGGGTACCGCTTGCTCACGCCCCGGGCCTTGCGGTCCGCGGTCCGCGCCTGGACCTCGTCGAACTTGGTCACGGGATGTCCTCCGGGCACAATTGCTCCTCGTTGAAGCAGTTGCAGATCCCCGTGAACCACGACGGCTCACCCGTGAGCGGCCCGTCCACCGTCGCCGTGAACTCGATGTAAATGATCCGGTTCACCAGGAAGTCAAAAGGCGGTATCGAGATACACGTGCGGGGGCTGTTGAACACGAACTGTGTCATTCCCGTGCAGCCCTTCGACGGGCCGTACCAGACGTTCACGATCCCGGTCCCGTTGATCGTCAGGCAGTTCGTCACGCTCGGCGGGGAACTGCTGGCGATCCGATCGTACACGTGCCAGGCCACGTCCCCGGCCTTCATGTCCGAGGGGAGTGCCCAGCTCGTGCAGCACGGGAGCCCCATGTTCGGGGGGCACGCGCTACAGTGCTCCTCGGCCTCCTCCTCGCTCTCCCACGGCCCGCCCGATTGCACGTCTAGCTCGCCCGAGCACGCTTCACCCACTTCCAGTTCCAGGGGGGTGTACGGCGTCCCCGGGTCCGAGTTCTTCGGGCGCGTGCAGTACCATCCGGCCGGGCAGCTCGCGCACACCTTCACGTACAGCACCCGCGAGCACACGTCGTCCGGGTCGTCCACGAAGTCCGGGTAAAAGACCTTGCGGCGGAACGCGAACGTGACGCACGGGCACACCGAGCAGTCCTTGCGGCCAACGATATCGACCGCTGACGGCAGCCCCGAATTGAGTTTGAGCGACGGGACGGCCGGATCGAACGTGATCGTATACGCGACACCGTTGATCGTGATTCCCTGATGGATCTCGACCGCCGGTGCGGTGCCCCCGACTTCTTGAATCGTCCAGTAATCGTCCGGCAGAGCGGCCACAAGCCAGCCGTCGCCGTTGCAATCGAGGCCGCTACCACCAGAACCGTCACGGTACTCGAACGCCAGCCCCGGAGCTGAACGGAGCGGCCTGAGCCACACTTTTGCGGTGCCATCGGTCGGTACGTCGGTGCGGCCGGTTACCTCGTAGGCCGCGAGCAGCGTCCCGTCGCCCACTTCAGGTGCGCCGTCCAGCTCGGGGAACGTGGTCGGATCGCCGTCGTCCAGGCGGGCGAACCCGTAAGCGTTTCCGGTTGCGTGCGAGGTGATGACGGCCCAAAAACCGCGCGGGCTCCAATCTTCGATGGTCAGCGCGGTCAGGCCGTTATCGGGCGGCCGCCCGGAGACCGCAAGATTTCCGGAACCAGTCACAGATTCGGCGGGTGAGCTTCGCACCGGGTACATGACCGGCAAATGGCACCGGCTTTAGCCGCTGTGAACTCGCGCCCACTTTTCCAGCGCCCGTACACGCGGGTACCTTTAGTACCCTGGCTTAAAAGTGTAACGGCGCGTGAGTAATCGAGTTATGGACGTCGAACGGTTGCCCTTCAGGTGCCCGACGTGTCGTGAAACGCTCCTCGCTCCTGTGACTTTGGCGGGCGTCACACAGTCCTGCCCAAAGTGTCACCAGGTGGTCACATGGGAGGCTCCACCAGCACAGACGGGCCGAATCGCACGCCAACAATCGCGTAACGTGGCCTTTGCTGCACTGGTAATTGTCACTATCGGCGTCCTCATGTTCCTGAAGGGCGGTCAGGAGCTAGATCGATTGCAGCAGCCGTCTGTAAATGCGATCGATGCCGATTGGAGGGCGTACAGAAACGAGGAGGCCGGGCTGCTTCGCAAGGTTACCTGGGGTGTGATTCTTGTCGCTGTCGGATGTGGTCTTTACTACTTTGTGGTTCCCGCCACGAGACTCAGAGAATCGCTTGAGTCGCTTCAGCCTGTGACCGGTCGCTCCAAAGAGGAGATCGCTGGCGTACTCGGTGCCCCTGGTGAGGTGGAGAGATCGACCGATGGGAGCGTCACCCGCGAAACCTGGCGAACACTCAGGTTCCGATTCACACTCGAATTCCACCAGGGCGTGTGCGCCGGACTTGTCCACACGCGAGAGGACTAGCTACGAGTTCCCGGGCTTGAACAGATCATCGAAAGGCGTGAGGGCGTAGGGCGTGGTGTCTGTTGTCACGTTGCGACGGTAGACGCGCCCGTACTTGCGGCCGGCATTAGGAGCGCCCACGGCTGGGTCGCGGTCGCGCTTTTCGTAACCGTTCCATCCGAACTTTCCAGGGCGATAGTCGAATACGAGCGTCGTATCAAAATAAAAATTCCCGTCGGCCCCCTGATACCAGGCAATCGGCTCCGCCGGTCCCTTGAACAACAGGGACTCTTTCTCAAAACTAAAGCCGCCCTTCTGCAACTGGAACATTCCGTGGTTCACGGTGAGGAGTTGTGAAGCCCATCGCTGCTCGGGTATTGCATCTACGGGCCACTGGTGGAGTTTCAACAGGAACTCGACGGTGTAGTCTGGGGAGAATGCGGTTTCGTCAGGCACTATCGCGCGATCGGCCGCGGGCTGCCCTTCGCCCAGGGCCGAGGTGTCGTAAGTGAACCCATAACTGCTAATCCTCTTCTCGCGCGGACGGTACCTTCTTTGGAGAGAGGTGTACCGGTTCTTCTCGATCCCATCGTAACTATTGGTCAAAGTGTCATCGCCGCGCACCCAGTACGGAGGGCGCGTGAATACCAATTCATAGATACACCAATCGCACTCAAACACGTTTTCATTAAACGGATCATGCGTAACCTCTCGTTTATCGTAACAACCGAAATCCACGATCCGGTAGCTCTCGCAGTACAAGGTCTCGTTAAACGGGCATTGATGAGGAACCACCCGGTTAAGGATCGGCGATGTTCCATCCCATTCCGTGTACCCGACGATATCGCGGAGGAAGTCGTTGGAGTCGCTCCACGACACAAGGGCCTGCATCACCTCTTGGTTCGCGTCACGTGCGCCGCGGCCACTGTAACCGTCCATGAGCCACTGGAACGGGACGCCGGACGAGGTCTGCGCGGTGATGGTTGCTCGATCGGGACGGGCCACGTGTTACGGCTCCTCGGGCTCTTCAGGTTCTTCCGGGGGGAAGGGGGATTCCACGTCGCGGACGTATCGCCCGTGTTCGCACACGATCTCGACCCATCGCGCTTTTTGCTGGTCGTTGACGACCCGAACTGTGCTCACGATCGCGGACTCGATCTGGTCGAACTGGTCCAAGGCTCCGCGTTTGAGCCAGAACGAGACCTCGGCGCCCTCGGTGAACCCGAGCGCCTGGGGATAGTTGATGTCGTCCTCGGCAACGCGAATTGACGCCGAGCGAACCCGCTTGAACCGCGGCAACCCTTCGGTCCAACCCGCGCACCCGGCCGATCGGTGTTCACGCACGTCTTCTTCGATGTCCACCTCGTAAGTGGCGTTGTGCACCTTTGTGGGCACTTCTTCGTCACCGATCAACGTGGCCCAATACGCGCCGTGGCCGGAAATTTTCACTGTTCACCGGGCCGTTTCAACTGTGGTGCGCTACGCTTCGTGTTTTCGGCCGCCGCTGCTTCGGACGCTGCAGCGATCCGCTCTAACAGGGGTACGATGTTCTCCGGCGCGCCAGTCAGCCGCTCTGCGTCCACCTTGGCAATTGCGCTCGCGATCCGATCGTAACCGCTACCGCCTTCGTCGTAACCGCCACCGGATAACGTGACCATGCGGTGCCCGTTTGGTGACGATCCAGGGGGGTGCTTCCGGTCCCAGTTTTTGCGCCCCTCTTGGATCGGGTTACCATCCTCCCACGGGGCTAGCTGGTAGTACGTGTCGGCCAAGCCCGCACCAAACGCGACCATTGCGGAGCCGAGCTTGCTTTTCCCGGCAGCACGCGCCCTGCCGTAGTCCCCGCTGGTGGCAGCGTCACCAGCGCTGAGCGCCAGGCCGACACCAGGAGCTGCCCGAGCTGCACGCCCAGCAGTCGCGCTCGCCCCGCTCCGAGCTGCTGACCCGGCTGCAGCTCCACCAACCGCAGTTCCGGCCGCAGTGCCCAATGCGCTACCGCCCGCGCTGGCGGCCGCACTACCGGCAAGCGACATGCCGCCAGTAAGAGCAGCCCGCCCCACGGCCCCGACGATTCCACCGCCCGCGACAGCCTTCAGTGCGAGTCCCGCGGCGAGTGCGGTGCCACCGAGCATGACCACGTCTTGCCCCGTCGGGCCGAGCGTCTCCATGAACTGGCGCAACCCACGAACCGCCTTGGTGGTCACGTCGATGAGCGGTTTGAACGCGCCGGCCATTTCGCGCGCGAGCATGTTCCATTCGGCCGACAGCCGGGCGCTCTCAACGGTCCCACTGAAGCCCTGGCGCACGAGTCCGGTGCCGGTAGCGACCGCGGCCGTGGCCCCATAGGTCGCGGCCCGACTCGCGGCCGCAATGCCGCCCTCGTTCCGGGCCAGGAACCCACCTACTCGGTTCCCGTACCGAGCGATTAGCTCCGTTTCGCGCCGCACTTTTTCGTACTGGCGCGCGAGCGTGGCCATCTCGCGGGCCTGACGCGCGTAGGTGCCGTTGGTGACGGCGTCGGTGAGTTGCTTGTTGCGCTGTGCGGCCTTCTCGACCGCGCCGGCGAAATCGCCGTAGAGTTGCTTCAGGCGTGCAACTTCATCGGCGCGCCGTTGGGCGGCTTTGGCCGCGGCTTCGTCGGCTTCTGCAGCCTTTATCTTGGCTTCGGCGAACTGTTCGATCGCCGCGGCGAACTGTGCGGTCCCGTCCGCCTGGGCGTCGAGGTCAAGGCTAATGGGAGCGGGATCGGCCACGTGGCACTTCCTTCATTAGCCAACCAGGTGCAACTGGCGCAGCACCCACGGGTGCCAGTTTCTCGTGATTCAGCCGGTGCAGCTCCGCGACCGGATTAATTACCTGGTTCTGTTCCTCTTCTTCACGCGGTGAGAACAGGAACAGGATCTCGTGTGGGGTGCGATCGTCGAGCCACGACGGTGGGAGTTTGCGCTTCTCCCACAGCACCCGGAGCAGGTCGTCATACCCCTGAGCTTCGAGCTGGTGCGCGAGACTCAGGGGGTCAACGGGTTTGGGTTGGCGCCCTCCTGCACCTGTTGCATCTGGACCCACACGTCATCCACGTTCACGTCGGTGATGATCGCGCGCAACCCATCGAACGTGAGGCCCGGGGTCGCCTTCCGCCCGCGGTGGAATAGCTCGATCGCGACCCCGGTTGGCGATTCCCGGAACTCGAACAACTGGTCCTCACTCACGGTCGGGCCGATCGCGGCCAATTCGGTGATGCGCTCGACCGCTTTGAAGTAAGCGGCGGGCGTGGCCTTCATCGCGTTCAGTAGCTTCGCGCAGCGGGTGAAGTAGTCCCCGGCTGCGTCCGCTGCGGCCTTGATGAGCACACGCCGGAGGGCGCGTTCCTCGACCATTTTGAGGGGCGTTACGGTGACGAGCAGGTCACCGACCCGCACTGCACCCACTGCACCTACCGCGTTATCCGCACTCATTCGCGCTCTCTGTTAGGGGATGTCGGGCGCAACCGTGTTTCGGCTCAGGACACCGTACTCGGTCGTGATGGTGATCCGACGCGCTCCGGTCTGGGGGTTGGACGTGCGGACGTTTCGCACGATCGTGTTTGTGACCACGTCGCCCGTGGCCGCGGCCCCGCGCTTGCACCACAGGGTGACAACGGCGTTCTCTGTGATGCCCACCGCCAACGCGAAGCTCGCCGCGTCGCTGTCCACGACCTCGATTGTGACGCCGTTGACCTTGTTGAGAATGGGCAGCCCTTCGGCCCATCCCGCGGAACTCGAATCGGTCACATCGTCACTGATCCCGTCCACGTCGATGTCGAACCGGGCGTTGTGGACGATTTGGTTGGGGCCGCTCTCGTTGATCTTGACGAGGAACCCACCGTGACCGGAGATTTTGCCCATTTGGTTACCTCACGCCGATCACGCGAACCCAGCCCGACACGTCGGCAGCGCCGGGGTTCTTGATTCCGAGTACCTTGTGCGTGGCGTCCAACGCCCAACCGGTCGCGCGGTCGAACATCGCGAACCGGTCGCGCACCTGAACCCAGAAGTTCGCCGTGGCTGCCTGGAACCACAGTTGGGCCGCGTTGGTCAGCCCCTGCGGGCCGATCTGGAGTGACACGCCCGCGGCCGGTGCCGTCGTGATGATGATCTCGACGCCCTTCACGGCGGTAAACGCGAGGAGCTGATTCAGCACGTTGGTTTCGCCGCTGCCGCCCTTCAGGTCGATCGCGAGCGTGGCCCCGGCCGCGACGGTGAACGTCTTTTCGTACACGTCGTTCGCCTGGCCACTCCCGGTGCCGTCGCCGAGCTGGAACAGCCCGGCCGGTGTCGGCGCCGAGCCGAACCGGGACCGGTAGCGCAGTCCCCCGGACTCGAAGAGCACGCCGTCGGTCCACTGGATGCGCGTCGCGAGTCCCATCAGGGCACCAAGTTCCCTTCGATCAGCAACGACCACTGTGCCCCGGAAACGAACACGTCGCGAGCATTTCGCAACCGCGGGTCAAACCGGCCGTCGTACCCGCGGGGCAAACAGTGCATCACGCGCCCGTCTCGCAGCGCCGTCCAGGTGGTCGGGTTCTTGTTCAGCGCATCGGCCATTGCCAGTTGCGCCGCGTTCGGGTCCGTGGCTCCCTGGTCCGAGTACACCACCATGCGGATGGTGAACGCCTGCGTGTACGATCCGTCCGAGCTAAAATCCGGCGAGCCGTCTCGCTCGATGCCGAACACCGCGTAGGGAACCGCGTCCACTTCGCCGGGCCGATCGAGCCACGCCTTTCCCGGTACCGCCGTGGTGAATGCACTCGACGCGACACAGCGAGCCACGATCGCGACGGCGATATCGTCGAAGGTCACCATCAGGGCGTGATCCGTTCGAGAACGAGGCTCATTAACTCGTCGATCCGCTCCGGCGAGCGCACTTCGAGCACGGTGTACGTCTGGCCGTCGGAGACGAACCGATCCTTTGCCCGCACGTCAACCTGTGTGCCGAGGTAGGTCGTGTAGCGTTTCGGCATCTGCCGACGGCCCTGAGCGTCGGTCGCACTGCTACTCTCTGGCTGCACCCGGCACGCGATCCCGCTCGCGACGTCTGAGTAGCTTCCAAGCGTTGGGCGCCCCGCCGCGTCCTGAGCGTTGGACGGGCGGGACAATGTGCCAGTGGATCGCAGATCGGCCGCGAGGATCAGGTTGCGGCACGTCAGATTCCAGCACCGCGTAATTGTGCCAGCAACCGCGGTGAGTACGGTGTACGTCTGGCCGTCGGTCTCGCGCGTGACCGTGTCCCGTGGCTTCGCGCCGCCGAGATCCGCGAGCAACTCCGTGCGGATCGAGAAATTCACGTCGCCAGCCTGGTACACGCCACGACTCGCAGCAGCTTCTTTCAGCGTCACATACTCGAACGTGACGTCGGCCGCGTCCACGGACCGGTTGCCGGCGTTGCGGACCGACGTGAACGTGACGGCTTCGAGGTTGTCGAAGATGGCTTGGTCGCTGCTGAAGTCGAGGCTGTTCACGGATCAGCGCCCCACACTCACGACGTCGAAGATCGGTTTCGTTACCGGGGCAACGCCGGGAACCTTTTCCAGCTCCGCTCGCGCGTCCATCAGGTTGCGGAACAGCTCGCCCCAGCTAACTGTGCGCCCCTTCTCGGAGTACGTGGGCTTCGGGTTCCTAGTGATCTCGGCAATCTGCGCGCAGATGTTCGAGTAGGACGCCTTCAGGTTGTCGAGATCGCTGGCCATACTCACCTTTCGCGGCCTGGAGCCTGATCGGAACACCACTTCGCGAGTCTATTCGTGCTGTTGGACTTCGGGCTGCTCCGGTAGCGACCAGATGCCCTGGGATTCCTTGAACGCATTCACCGCGGCTGTGAACGGGTCTTTGGCGTCGGCCGGGTACTCGACCTCGACGGGCGCCCGCCCGCGCATCGTCACAGTAGCCGTTCGCACTGCGGCATTCGCAGCGCCCTCATCGCTATCCGTGTTGTCGTTGGCACCTTCGGTCGGCGTCGTGACAGCACCCGCCGATCCGTTGGCACCCTCACCGCCGGAGTTCGGCTGCCCTTCTTCGCCCGGCTTGGTCAGTTTGATTTTCGCCACCGCGAAGGCCCTCAATTCGATGTTCGGGATAGCCCCGTGACTTGTGACCGGTCACGGGGCGATTTATATATCAAATATTCAAACAATTCTACGACACTTTCCACCGCTGAATCGCCCACGGGCTGAGTACCTGGACCTGCACCGCGATGTTCGCGACCGATCCGAAGATCAGGTTCTGATCGGCCATCACGAAACCGTTCGGGTTGATCTCGGTAACGTTCACGTCCCAGCCCATGCGCCGGCACGCGAACCGTTCCGGGTCCAGACGATACGCGCGGTTACCGGTCCCCCCGACGCCCGCCGTCAGGCCCAGGCCGGGACTCAGTTCCGGATCGGTCTGAGTCGTGCTCGCGATGTGGCGGTTGTAGAGCCACTGCGAGACGCGGACGTTCTTAAAGATCCCGGCGAACGGGTTCGGTGCATTAGCCCATCCGGTCGGGAACGTGCTGCCCGCGATCTGCGAGGCCGGGGCCGCGGGCTGGCTCCCGAGTGCGATGTTCTGGATCGTGTTGAGGTAAGTCGCGAACCACTGGATGGAGCTGGGCAGGAGCATCGTGGTGAGCCGGTCCGCCATCGGCATCGGCAGGCCGGTGACGGGGTGCCTGTAACCCAACAGTGCAACCTGACTGGTGTTGAACACCGTCATCGGGTCGCTGGAGATCGGGTTAACTATGTCGTTGCCGAGTGTGGCGGTTTGCCCCGGACCCGCGGGAACCGTAGCGCCGTAGGTGTTGTACCCCGTCGCCGAAGCGTCCGCGGTCAGCCCCAACTTGAAGTTGTTGGTCTGGCCCACGATGGCATCGAGAGCGAGTTCGTTCTCTCGGTACTTCAGCCCCATGCCCAAATCCCGGGCCGAAGCCAGTACCTGCCCCCCGGTGATGTCCGTGACCGCGGTCTCCTTCGCCACAGTGATCTTGTGGCCGTACTTCGACATTGCTCCCGGCTCGACCCACATGGCGTCGAGCCGCACATCGGGGTGCGACTGACCGGGGCCGACCCTTGGGGCGGGGCGGCTCGGCCCGATGATGGCCGTGTACCGCTCGCCGCCCTGCCAGTAGACCATCGGCCGAATCGGGAACAGGTCGACCAGGTCGAAGTCCGCCGACTCGTACCCTTCGAGGATCGACCCCTTCACGAGTCCGCCAACGCTGGCGGTCCACGCGGACACGTTCATCAAGTGCGACGGCCCGATGGGAGCCGCGTTCTCTTCGGAAAACCACCGGCCCTCTGCGATGAGTCGGCGCCAGTTGTGGCCGATCAGCCCCTCGGTAATTGCTTCGAGCGGGAAATCGGCGACGGTACGCTTCCGCTCTTTGGCGAGCATCGGCGCCCCGTCCGGGCGCCGGTAGTGGTCGCCGGTCTTGGGATCGATCAGCCCGATCGCCTCGGTAATCACGCGCGCGATGTACTTGTCCGGCCGCGGGTTCGAGGACTCGCAAACCTGCTTGTACTTGTCGCGGATCTTCTCGTACACGGCCTGGGACATTACGGACCTCGTGTGTGCGGTGATCTCTCGAAGGAACCCGGGGCCAACTCTGGCCCCGGGCGGAATGCGGGTTACGCCGGAGCCGTCGGCCCGCCGTACAGGAGCGGCAACAGCAGCTCGAAGAACAGGAAAGTTTGGCCCACGGGCGCGTCGCGAGTTACGCGCCCGAAGGCTTGGCCGATGGTCGCGGTGACGGCGACGGCCTGGTTGTCCACCAGGTTGGCAGAGGCTTGTTTTGCGAAGGTGACGAGCGCGCCCGGAGCCGCGGCCGAACCGAGTGCGGCACACGGGAAGCAGAACTCACCGGTCTTGAGAATGTTGCCGTCGGCTTTCCCGCCGTCGGTCGCTTGCGCTGCGAGCCGGCGGGCCATCGACACGCCGCGGAGCAGGATGTTGAGCGCCCCAGCGGTGGTTGCGATGTCCGTGTTCCACGTGTAGCTCGACACGGGCTTGTCATACCCGTCGGTGTCACGGAACACGAAATCGCCGGGGCTGACGGCAATCGAGGCCTTCCAGATCGCGTCCCACTGCTCGGGTGCGCGACCCTGGCCCGTTTCGTTGTAAATGCCGCATGCTGGCATCGCATTGTCCTCGGTACGGTGGTTGTCGGTGGCCGATCCCGCGCGGGGTTACGAGTCCCAGGTGATGCGCCCGGGCGCGGCCCCGGTTGTCGTTTTGGACTCTTTGGTCTGCTGCCCTTTGTCTCGCGGTGTGCTGATCGGCGTTTCGGCCCCACCGCCCGCAGACAGTCGCTTGTACGATTCGGCGATGACCTTGCGGCGATCGGGTTTAGCCGCGGCGATCGCTTCGAGATCGTCGGTGGAGTAGCCGGTGAACCCGACCGCCTTGCAAACGGCAATTGCTTCGAGGATCGCGGCGCCGTCCCGGGCCTTCTGCTTGCCTTCGGGTGTGGCTGGATCTCCGTCGTCGTCCACCTTGTCGGGTTTGGTTGCGTCGGCAACCGCGTCGCCGTGGCTGTTGAGCAGGTTCTTGATCTTGGCGAGCGCGTCTTTGGGTTCCATGTCGCCGCTGAGGGCGTTGTCAATAACGGCCATGAGCGCAGTCTTGAACCCGGCGCTGATCGCCGCGTTGACGTCGTCGCTCTCGCCCGGCCCTGCGTCCATGTCCGTGGCGACGTCGGCCATGCCGTCCATCTCGGACAGGGCCTTGATCTTGAGCACCTGCTTCGTGGTGCTCTTGGGGTGTTTCGCGATCGACTCGGCCAGTTGCTTGATTGTCAGCGGCACTTTTCGGCCCTCAAAGAGTCCCTTGGTAGTGGCCGGTTGTGCCACCAGATCGATTGATTCCACTTCGCGGATCGCCTCAACTACCTCACGCCCGCCCGGTCCGCGGCGCGTATCGCACATTGCGACGTGCGAGAATCCGAACAGGGCGGGATTCTTCTCCGCGGCCTCCATCACCCGCTCGTACATGGGGTGTTTGGTGAGGCAGTGGAGCGTGCCGCGGGGCTTGCCGTCGGCGTCGATCTTTACCCCTTTGAACCAGCCGAACACGCGGTCGACCGTGGCGTCACGGCCGTGATCGCAGTTGACGGGTTTCCCCTCGTACTTGCCAAAGTCGCGCTTGAACACGCTCACCGGGTAATCGCGCCCGTTGGCGCTGACCGTCCCGCAGATGAGCACGCCGCTGATAGTGCCCGCTTCCCGGTCGACTTTGGCGCCGGTGAAAGGTGCCGCAACGCGCTCGGTGATGCGTACTGCGATCGTCATGACCGGCCAATGGCACGGGGCTATTTCCGAGCAGGCTCCACAGCAAAGGCGAACCGTCCGAAGATGTGTGGGAACATCTCACGAGCGATCACCAGCCCGGCATCCGTTGTGTGCTCGCCTTCGAGTACGAACGCGCTGTTACTATTCCCCCGGCTGTCTCCGCTGCGATCCCAGAACGCGAGCACGGTCCATCCGTTGATGACCGATCGGTGAACGGCGCCCTGCACCTGGTCGCCGTCTTGAGGCAGTAGATGGCTGTCCAGGATGTGCAGAGCGAACGGCAGAGAACGCTCTGCGTCGCGACCAGCGAAACGACCACTGCGCGTGTGCAGATGGTGCCCCGCTTGACCCGCGTTCCACACACCGAAGTAGTACACCTGCATCACGACATCCCCTTGACCAGTTCCCGGAGCCGCTGTTCAACCGTCGCCGCGTCGGGTGCGGCACGCTCGACGCTAAGCTGCTCGTTAAGGTGGGTGAACAGTTCGGCGATCATCGCGGCCCACACACCGAACCCGTCGTCGGTGTCCACCGCTTCACCGCGGACCTTGTGAGCGGCCCAATACGCGGCCTTGACGATCACCTTTGAGGCAATCGACGCGACGAGGTGCCCAGAGATGCCGAACCCGAGCGCATCGTTGAGATTCGAGGACACCGCGTCGGCAGTCTTCGGGTTGGCCGTTCCGGAGCTGAGGTTCGGGTTGTAGCCGAGCAGCTTCATGTCGCCCGGGGTATCCAGAATCGCACCGAGTATCCCACCGATGCGTTCGGCCGCGGGACTCAGGCGAATCGACCACTCGTAGGCTTTCACGGCCGCGGTCAGGGCCAGATCCTTGACGCGCGCGACGGTGCCAGCGGGCGGGCGCTTGTCGGCTGGCAGTGCCGCAATGTCCTTGTCGATGCCTGCGGTGATGGACGCGCGGTCGTCGTCGTGCAACTCGTGGGCGCGGTCGGGTGCGGCGGCGTCGGACGGACCGTTACCTTTAACGCGGCGCTGGTACGTGGTCCCGTTCGACAAATGGACGTCGATTATCCGATCTTCCCAGACAATCGCCTTGATCGGTGCCGATTCCTTTTTCGCCGGCGCGACCTGACCCTTCACGAGCACCTTGCCGTCGGGCAACACGACCGGCGGGCGAACGACAACGCCCGTATCGCCGGGGAACATCCCCGCGGGTGCGTAGTACAGTGCGCCGGAATGTTTGACCGGCTCGCCCTTCTTCGGCCCGGTCGTCGCGGCGCCGGTGATCGGCAACACACGCTCGATGGCCGCTTGAGCCTCGACGTGGCCGAGGTCGTGAGCGTGCATCCATACCGACGCGAGTTCTTGCGCCAAGTCCCGAGCGTCGCCGTCGGTCGCGTTGAAGAGCGCGGATTCGAGGTAGTCTTTCGCCACCGGGTCCGTGGCCTGAGAAATGGCCGCTTTGGTCGCGCTGAAGGGGTCCGATTCGGTCGACTGGTCGGGCGCCTTAGCGACCTGTTTGCCGTCAACGTAATGCCGCTCGCGCCCCTTCGCGTCCTTGATGGTGCCCGTGAAACCTTCTTTCAGAATGGCTTCACCGAAGATTCCCCCGTCATCCGGAGACGTGCCGTCACCGCCCGCACTGCCCGGGGGTGTGGGCGTGGGATCTTTCGGACCGGCCGTCGGCGCTGGTACCGGTGCGGGAAGTCCGCCCATCTCTGTCAGCTTCTTCTTGTGGCTGGCAAGGTTCGCGAGCAGCACTTTTGGATCGTCGCCGGCAGCGCTCATCCACTTGTAGGGATCGGCCACACCCTTATCGAGTAGCGCGAGGAAGGTACGAGCCTTCTTTTCTTCGTCGGCGATCACAACCGGCTTCGAGGTCAGCACGGGCTTCACCCGCCGCCACGTGCCCTGTGGCAGCCGGCCCGATTCCTCGCACAGCAGAATCACGCGCTCGATAACGGACCGCGTGAACCCTTGCTGCTTCTTCTGGCGACCTTCGATGATGCGGACGAAGGGGGAGCCGGACACGAGGCTCGACGCGAACGAGTCGGCCTCTCCGGAGAAGGAAGACGGCAGGCCGAAGCGGAAGCTGATGCTCCGCATGATGGCCTGCTCGACCTGGACGAACCCGTTGGGTTGCGACGTCGGCCCCACCTGGACGTTGCGCCCGGCTTCGGTGCGGATGATCGAGCCGGCGTCGTAATTCTTCACATCCACGCGCGCAGCATTTGAGCCTTGCCCCGGTCCACCGAGCCGCAGGCCCTGATAGTCGCGGTTCGTTTCGATATGCCGGCGGAGATTGTCTTCGGTCGTGTTGGCGTACTCTTCCCACCACGCAATTGCCGCTTGCAGTCGAGCCACGTGGCCCATGTTTTCGAGCAGGCCCGCTACCTTGCGCACCAGCTCAGCGACCGGCCGGAAGTCGCTCATGCCGCGTTTCACGACGCGGTCAACGTTATGCTTCGTGCGCACGAACCGGTTCGCCGGGATCACGCGCCCGCCGTCGCGGTCCGGGTGGGCCACGTAGATCGCCGGCACTGTCTCGGCGTCGTGGGGCTTGGTGAGCGCGCCCCACTTCCAGTCTTCGAGGCTGGCCCAATCAAAGTCGCGCGGCACCTCATCCGGTGTGCGGATTAGCTCAGGCTCAACGTGACGGCACACGGGCACTTCGCCCCGACCGCCGCGGAAAAACTCGAGAGTCGCTTCCCCTTCAAGGATGCTGCGCCCGATGCACTCCTCTTCCCGGTCCGTCTCGCCCTGGCCCCAGTCGTTGACCTCGCACCACTCGTCCCATGCCTCTTGTACAGTGCGGACGAGCGGGTCAACGTCCGTCTGACCGTCGCCGTCGGCATCGACCGGGCCGGACGCGGTGGAGCCGGGCGCCTGGCCGCGCAACACGAACTGTACGGACACGGGACCGATGAACGCCTTGACGTGATCCCTGAACCCGATCAGCAGGTGATTTCGCTGCGCCATCTCGCGCACGAGCGACAGGTGCAGGCGCCATTCCTCTTCGGTCAGGTACGGCAGCGCCGCGTGCGTGCGGTCGTCGGCCCGGTCCGCGGGATAGCCCCCACCGAACCCACCGAGGTAACCGAACGTGCCGTCATAGAATCGGTCGAATCGCCAGGAGACGGCGTCGAGTGCAGCAATCTGCTCGCGGACCCGGCCTTCCGCGAGCGCGAGTTGCCGACGAAGTGTGGTCAGACCCTCTGGTTCCGATGAACCAGAGGTTGCGGGGAGTGCTTCGGATGTGGTCAGCGTGATGGCCGGATACATGACCGGCCAATGGCACCGGCTACACCTGGTGCGTGCCTTCGACGCCACGTGCGAGTCGATCCTTCGTGCGTTGCTGCAAAGACGCACGCGCGGACCGCAGTGAGCTGAGCGCGTCTGCGTTGTACGGATGCGCGAACGGGCCGTTCTGGAAACCCTCCAGTCGGTCGATCAGGATCGTGAGCAACACTTCGTGCGTCAGCCCGTTAGTTCCGACTTCGGGGATCGGGCCGTTTTGGAACAGGATCGTCGAATGTTGAGCGGGCTGACCATGACGCGCCGTCCACGGATCGGACGGATTAGTTCCGCTATTGAATCCTTCGACCTGGTAGAGGTGCGGCGCGCCGCCCTTGCCCGGCTCGTCGAGCACAGTGATAGTGAGATGGTCGTTGCAACCGTTTACCTTGTGGCCGTTCAACTCGCGCATTGGGCACTCCGTTAGGAAATCGAAAGAGACGAACGGCCAATGGCACTGACTTAGCGCGAGGCTTTAGCTCGTCGGGCTTTGACAACCGGAGTAGTGTCTACGGTCTGACTGCAAACCCATTCGCCGGCCGCGTAGGTCTGGCACGACTTACACTTTCTGCACGCCTGGAATCGTCCGCGTACTGACTTCAGGGACCATTCCTCACACCACCAACAGAGATCGTGAAGGGCCTGTTCTTTGGTCTGCCGGATCACGTCGGCCTTACTGTCCCATTCGAGCGGGTGCAGCATCCTGCCCGTGTGCCCGGCCGCGACCTGGAGTGCGTCAAATGCGGCTTGGTATCGACCTGCGTTGTGCCAGAAGTCATCGGTGCGGATGTAGCCGGAGTAGAGATCCTCGTCGCGTTCCAGGTAATTGATGGCTGTCGTGAGCCACAGCAAGGCTTGCGGGTTGTCGGATGAGCCGATGCCGTTCTCCGGTCGCCAAGTGCGGAAGTTCTGTTTGGCCGACACTTCGAGGTAATTGATCGTGAAGCCGAGCGCGCGGAACTTCTCCTTAAGCGCGGTACGGGCGTTCGCCGCGGCCTTCTCGTGCATGGAGACTTGCGGGTGAACGATAGTGAGCGCGCGAATGCCGTGCGGGTGGTGAGTGGTCCCGTCGCGATGCTCGGTCGCGATGCGATGCAGAACCAACGTCGAATCGAGACCGCCGGACCAGCAGAGCAAAGACATAAAACGCAATCTCCAAAGGGATCGTGCCAGGATGCGCAGTCGGAACAGAATGTCATCGCCGGCCTCTATCGATCAACGCCGTGCTTCGTTTCGCGCGTGTCTTCCTTTTCATCAGCCGACCGATGCCGCTGAGTCGGCACGTAAGCCAAGTACCCGGACGACCGCAGTTCGTTCAGGACCACTTTGCGGCAATGCTTGCAGAATCGCTCGTGAGCCTCCGCAGGGAATGCCTTGCAACGTTCGCAGGTCTTCATGTCAACAGTTCCTCCAACCGAATGACGGCCGTCGCCAGCGCATCAGGGCCGTCGTCGTGATCGCCGTGGGGGAAGTCGCGGAGTTGATTCGCGAGTAGCTGCCCGCCCGCAGTGTTGCGGACACGGATCTGGCCGAGGCGGATGTAGTCGTTGAGCGCGCGAATGCGCACGATCTTCGGGTCCGAGACGCTCTTCTCGTAGTAGATCAACGACACAGGCCGGCCCTGCTTGAGCCGGTCTTGCTTCACACGCTCGGCAGCCGGCCCGAAGAGGCCCATCGTGTTGTTGACTTCCGCGACCAACTCCTTCGGCTGCCAGCTCGCCGCGATGTCGATGGCCCGTTCGACCCACTCAGGCTCGCGCCTCAACTCGCAGTCAACGAACAGCGTGCCGTACCGGGACAGGCCGAGCATGATGTGGGCCTGGTAGTCGGACTTCTCGCTCGTGCCCTTCGAGGGGTCCAGGGACTGGATCTTGAACACGATGTCGTCGGGCCACTGATTGAAGAAGAAGTCAGCGCGGTCGAAGCACTCCGACGGCCATTCCACGCCTTCGATCGACCCGGGCACGCCCTGGAATTCGGACTCGAACGCGGACGCGCCCACTTCGGCCCGCTTCAGCATGATGTCGAGCAAGCTGAATCGCTGGGGCCAGTAGAGCACCGCGCCCTCGTCCATCGCAGCTTTGTTCCGCTCGTAGAACGCACGCGCCGTTGTGTCGCGGTTGTCGTCGGCGAGGTTCGTCGCAAGCCTCTCGAACTCGTCCCACAGGTCCATTCGCTTCGGCCAGGAGTGGACGGCCTTGTACGTGTGCCCGGACCAGCCGGCGAGTTTGCCGAGACGGACCGCAACGGCCTCACGGTGGATGGCGGAGCCGACGGCGAGGAAGTTCGTGTGCTCATCGCCGGCGTTCATCACCTCGCGCGTGGCCCATCGCCAAGCGTGGTCGCGTTCGATCGGCGAGATAACGTCTTTGTTCGATTGAATGTCGTCGAAAATGATGAGTGACGGTCGGGCTGATCGGTTGCGGCGCCCGCGCACCTTTTTGCCGCGGCCGAGGGCCTCGATAATCGACCCGTTGCGGAGTTGGATTCGCGACGTCTTCCATTCCGGCCCGACGCCCGCTGCGTCCGAGTACACCGTGCGAATCAGGTCGTTGTCTTCGAGCTCCTTCCTGATGTGCCCTAAGTGCTGGTCGGCCTGGTCGCTGCTGTCCGACAGAATGAGCGTGTACTTCTCCCAACCCTCCAGGGCGGCACGGAGCGGGTAGGCGAGCGTCTTCCAGGTGCTTTTCGCTCCACCCCGCGGCGCGATGTCGGAGATCTTCACCGATCTCCGCTTGTGGAGTTGGTGCAGCTCGGTGTCGAACTGGCGGTGAAAGTCCGCCTGGCTGCCGCGGAAGTAGTGCGGCAGGTACGTGCGGTTCCAATCCGTCGGCGATAACTCACGCGCCATCAGCCGTTCCCCGGCCGCCCAAATGCGGCGGAGCGAAGAGGGGGCGAAGGGCAGTGAGGAGAGCTGCGAGTTCATCGGGGGCCATCTTGGTCAGGTCCGGCAGGTCGCCGTCTTTGATCTTCACCACGTCCTCGAACATGCCGAGGTGCCGCGCGACGTTGACCAGTGCGGCGTGTTGGTCGTTGAGTTTGGCTTCGATTCCCTCTTTGGTTTGCTTCACGCCGGCGTAGAGGCACTTCGCCGCGGCAGACAGCAACCGAGTGTCTTTGATGTGGGTTCGGCCTTCGCCCTCACCGAAGCACTCGGAGCAGTCCGGGTGAGGCGGCTTCCTCGCGTCGTAACCGTCGCCCCCCATTGTGGCGAACGTGCCGGGGTGCGGTTCCTTCGAGTTGGCCTGGTGCGCACGGACCAGCACATCGTGCGCGGCCCGATCCCGCTCCAACTCCCCCTGCGTGCGCTGGTACCGGTTCCCGCGACCGTGGCAGTACCGGCAGCACGTCCGCCGGTACTCCACGATCTCGTTCGCATCGGCCGTCGCGATCGACCAGAACCGCTGTAGGACCGCGTCCGCACTGATCTCCGTGCTTTTACTGCGTTTCGCAATCGCCGCATCGATCGCCGCTTTTACGTCAACAAAAGTCAACAACCGCTGACCGATCTGCTTCGCCGTCTTTGCCGAATACCCTGCCCGAATAGCGGCTTGCGTTGCGTTCAGATCGATCAGGTATTCAGCGACGAAACGCTGTTGCTTGGGTGTAAGAGCCATGCCCGGCAAATGGCACTATTCCGCACCTGCCGATTCTTCCGTCAGATCGCGAATCACCACTGTGAGCGTCTCATACGCCGGCCAGCGATCACCCTCGAACGGCACCCCGTGACGCTCGGCAACCTGCCGAAACCGATCGGCCAGTGGACCGGCCAACAGCTCGGGAATCGCACCAAACACGCGATCCCGGTCGGCGCGGTACAAAGTCGATAACGCCCGCCGGAACCGTTCCAGGGGCCGAAACGCCAAGTTTGAACCGGGGGGTTCAAGCTCAAGACCGGCCGCACTTGCGATATCCCTGACAATTTGCGTCTGACTGATACCCTCGGCATGAGCGATATCACGTGTCGTCAGGCCACGGTCACGCAACGCGACAATGCGGGCCAGTCGCTCTTCGCGCCGGGCACTCTGCTCGGCCGGACTCAGGTGCCTGCGATCAATGTTCAGGTCCAGGCACTCGATCCGCGCGTCGTCGTCGCTCATCGGCCCCCGGTGTTGGACCGGAATATCGATCGGGTGTTCCATCTCGCTCACGATCCGCAACCGATTGGCCCCGTCGATCACGCACCGATCACCCCATGTCGGGCTGTCGTAAGTCACGACGCGAGTCAGGACCCTGCGACGTCGGGTAATCGACTCCGTAAGGCCCGCGGCCTCCCGCTTGTTCAGCGGCCGGATCAGATCAGCAAACGGGAGCCGGTATAACAGCCCGCCCAGGCGAATCACCTTCACTGTCTCACTCACGCTTTGGCCCTCGCCTTGGTGTTCGGATCTTTCCCCGCTTCGAGCCGCATCCAGCTCCCGTTCCTCAGCCCACTCTTGTCCATCAGCGCCAGGGCCTGCGGTCCCGTTTCCGCCCGACCGACCTCGCGCCACTTGTGCCGCTTCGTCTCCCGGTACCACAACACGACCTGCGGATTATTCTGATCGCTCACCTAATGCCCTCCGAATCAGATCTGCCGACCCGCTGCCAACTCACGAGCGCGGGCCTGGATCTCGCGACAGGCCGCAACAACCCCGACCGTGTCACGCCACTGGCGAGCGGCCACACAGCGCGATGCCGCTGCGCTGATGACCTCATCGAAGCCGCTGACACGTAATTGGCCGATCATCCCGTCCGTTTCGCTCTCAAGCGCAGCCAGAGGCCCTGGCTGCCACGCGCGGAGCCACTCCAGCACTTCGGGTTTCCGGGCGACTAGCTGCTCACCGACGGACCGGGCTTCCTTCGGGCCTTTGATCCGCAGCGAATCGCCATCCACGATGAGCGCGATACCCGCTCGAACGGCTTGAAAGACCAGTTCCGGGACCGAATCGCAGGTTTGCCGCAGGTTTGACGCAGGTTCCAACGCAGGTTTCCTCCGAAATCGGTTGTCGCAACCTGTTGAAAGATAAAGCACTTACAAAGACACCGCAGGTTTCGCAGGTTTGAAACCGGGTTAATCACCTCACACATGCGCGTATGCACACGCACACACGCATGCACGGGCGCCCGCGTATACGCTAAGGTGGGCAAAGAAACCTGCGAAACCTGCGGTGTTTCCATAACTCGTTCACTAATGCCATGTTGTGGACTGCCTGTTTTTGAGAAACCTGCGTTGAAACCTGCGATAAACCTGCACGAAACCTGCGGTGTAAGCTGGGTCAGAATGTCGCTCGGGATTTCGGCTCGGAAACCTGCGGCAAACCTGCATCACGCTGTGATGTCGAATTCCTCGTCAGACTCCGCATATTCATTTCTGGGCTTGGCTTCCGGCTTCTTGCTCGCCTTCACCTCTTGCAGCTTGTAACGCGGCCTACCGCTGTGATCGCGGTCCTCTTTGCCGTCCTGCCGAGTGACAGCCACGATGCGGTACCCGGCGCACACGCGGTCCCGCTGCTTCCGGAGGAAGCGCCCTAGCTGCTTCTTCCGGCCGTCGTCGTTCTCCGCGGTCAAAACGGATTCGAGAATCTCTTTCGCATCGGTGAACAGCTCCGACGCCATAACGGGAAGTGAATGGTGGCGTTCCCACCAAGCGCGGACGAACTCCGGCATCTCGTTCGCCTCGTTCGCGGAGAGTTGACGGAACTCCTCCGCGTTACCCAGCAGCCCATCAATCCCCGCGGCCGCGAGGATGCCACCCACAGTGCGGGACCAGTGCTCGAACTTGCCGAGCGTCTCGGAGCCGGGCGGACGGCCCTGCGTGAGCCAGTTGTTCACAAGGGTGATGAGTGCGGCGAGCAGCCGTTCCCGGTTGTCTCGGATCCACTGGTGAATGTCGGGGTGGCGGTAACCGACGTGCTCGCTCGGGTTCTCCTCCCCACGGTCCAGGCGAATCCAGTAGACGCGGCGGGCGATCTCGCGGGACACAAGGACGTTGTTCCCAGTGAGGAGCCAGCATACGTTGACGCGAGCGCGGGCAACGGTGGACGAGCCGAGGATGCGGCCGCGCTTGTATTTGGACGTGAGAGCCGCCGCGAGGTTGCCACTATCAACGGTCTTATTCGCGTTGTCGAAGTACACAACGGGCGAGCCGGCAATCAGTTCGGCCAGGAGCAGCTTGTTCCACTCCTCGTCTGAGAGGTCGGGACTCATCGCCTGAGGGATTTCGCCGATCGTGGTGAGTGTGACCACTTCCGCCAGCAACGATTTTCCCGTTCCTTCCGCCGGTGCGTCGATCAGCGCGAGCGGGGTCGGGCCGTCGATCGCGTGGCGGATCAGTGGCAAGATCAGCATCGCAACCGCGTTGGCACGGCTCGACTGATCCACGAACGGGAAGTCGCCGAGCAGCTCCGTGACGATCAGCTCCCGCGCGGCCTCGACCTCTTCGACCGACGGCCGGACCGGGACCGATGGGAGCGCGAGCGAACCGAGGTCGCAGTAGATCAGGGACGACGGGTGATAGCCGGAGGTCGCGGCCAGTTCCCATTTGGGACCGAATACCGGATAGGTAGCGACCGAACGCAAATGTGGGATACCGGGCCACGCACCGCGGGCCGGAAAGCTCGTCAAAAGCGGTAGGGGCGGGAAGTCGTCCTTATAAGTGACACCCTGACTCGTTTCTTTGCGCGAGATCCAGTTGGCCACGCGCGCGAGCACGCCACGCAGCGAGTACGTATCCAGCTCGCGGGCCATCAGAGACGAATCAGGATCGCTCTTCTGGAGGTCGACCAGGCCGCACCCATTACCCACGAACACGGACGGCGGGTCGTTGGCACGGACGAGGGCCTGCAGCGCGTCCGACTCGACGTCGCGGTACTGGCGCCCGTTGTGGACGATGTCCGGCAGGTCGTTGAGCGTGGAACCGTGGCCGTCGCCGTCACCGGCGGGCGGTGGCACACCTCGACCGGAACCGGCCGGCTGCTCGGACCGCGTGCGGGACCGCGATTCGCTCGGTGCGTTCCAGCCCGGCCGGTCCTCCTGCAGCTTCCACCCGCGCCCCTTTGGACAGGGTCCGCGATCGACCGCCTCATTCCATTTGCGGCGCAGCCCCTGCTTCCCGTCCTCTTCCCACGGCGGTGAACAGGTCGCGTTGTACTCGTCGAGCAGCGCGTAGCCGTCGGCTTCATCCACGCCGAAGTCATTCCAGATGACTCTGGCCGCGTGAAAAACGCGATCGCTCCCGTTCTGGCCCTCGACCGACGGGGGCAGTGTCTTCAGGTAGGCACGGCACCTCGCGACGCGGTTGTCCGCGTGCGGTCCGGTGCCCCGGGGCCGCTCGGCTCGTGGTGGGGCTGCAGCCCGACGCGCCGCTTCCTCCGCCGCGATCTCCGCGAGATATTCGGCCGCTACTTGCTCGATCAATTCGCGCGGGGTGACCTGACACACGTCATGCTCCGATCGTAGACGGCACTTCGAGGACGCGGCACATGCGGTGCGGGCGCTCCGGGGTGCTGTCACCCTTCCGCGCCCACGTACCGGGGATCTTGATGATGCGACTCGGATTGAAAACGGTCGTGTCCACGCCCGCGAGCGGCGTGTTGTGGCGTCGTGCCATCTGCTTCAGCGTGCGTTCGATCTGGCCCCCGTCGTCGCGGGGCAGATCGACGCGGTACCACAGGTGGAACCCGTTCCCGCTGTCGATGAACATGGGAGCCCGGAACCCGCGGGCACTCAGATCGGACCGCACGCCGTCGATCACCGAGCGGGCCGCGGCCTTTTCCTCGTCGGTGGAGCTGACACCGGCGATGCGGCGCTTCGGGTCGACGTCCACGACGACCCACCGGCGCGAGACCACGTCGCCATCGTCCGCGGAGATCTTCGCCAGCCCGTCACCCATCCGGTTGTTAGCGCGGGACAGGTAGACCGGGTCCACGCCGTTCATCGTGACGTAGATCCCGGCCGGCTGCAGCTCAAGGGGGCGCGAGACGTACCCCTTGACGGCTTCCCAGAAGCCGCGCTTGCCCGGTTCGGTGAGCAGATCGAAGAACCCGGCCTCGGTGCGCGGGCGCCCGTACCGCTGCGGGGCGTTCGGCACCCGCAGTTCGACCACGAGCGAGCCGACGGCACCGGCAGTGAACACCGGGACAAAGCGTTTCAACTGCTCGCCACATTCGTTAATGGCGCTCTGTTCCACCCGCACGCCTCCATTGCGTCGAACGGCCCGTGTGGACGTGTTCCACACGGGCCGTTATTAGTTCCGCCGCAGCCCTGGCGGGCCTACTCGGATGACTGGTTATCGATCCACTTCTGAAGCTCGCAGATGGTGCCAGAGAGCCGGCACGCGACTGCGTACCAGTACCCTGCGTGAATCTCGGTCAGGTGATCGCGAAACGTCTGAGTTCCGCCGTCGCCTTTAGTTGGTACCGCGTCGGCAATCAGCTTCGGCAGGATCGCGACAGCACACTCTCCGCAGACGTAAACATCCTGACGGCCCGACCACATAGCTGAGGCCAGGTCGCCGCAATTGAAACACGGCTTGGCTGGCGGGGCCTCTTCGGGCCGGGGGTACTGAATTCGCATCAGACAGCCTCTCTGCTTTTCTGGTTCCTTCCGGTGGCCACTTTGCGAACGTTCTGTTCGGCCTCGGCTCGTAGTTCGGCCCGCGCCGCGGCGAGTTCTTCGGGAGTAGGGAACCGCCGACCGGTGATCGCCTCACACAACTCCTTCAGCACCGCGGCGCCGCGCTCGACAATGCTGAGCGCGGCGCGATCGTCTGCGAATTCGGCGCGCATCACCTCACCCCACGTAAACGCGACCCGCGGAAACATGATCGCGGCCGGGCGCTGGTCAGCGGGGCGCTGGTCGATCTCGTCGGAGACAACCAGGTCGATGCCCAACTGTTTCTTTGCGATCGCCCGCCAAGTGTCGGACGTGTCCTCGTGATCCGCGAGCCACGCCCAATAATCAGGTGGCACCCGGTCGAGAGGTTCGCCGCGGTATCTACCGAACGGGATGCGGAGCACGTGGCCCTCCGTAGTCAGTAAGCCTGCGACGAATCGGCCAATGGCACGGTTACTTCTTCTTCTCCCGGACCGGGAACGGTTTGCCGGTGGCACCCACGTAGGCCGCTTGCGTGAGACTGTCGGCCGCGGTGTTGAAATCACGCTTCACCCACGTCGCCGACCACGGGCACCCGATGGACGTGAGCAGCTCTCGGCACCGCGCGAGCAGCGGGCGGAGATTCGCAGCGTTACAGGCCCATCGTCCGCTGAGTTGCTCGACGACGAGTTTCGAGTCACCACTAATAAGGAGCGAGTGTTCAGACGCCGGCTTCAGAACCGAGCGGTAGTTAGAATCAACGAACGCGAGTGCCTTTCCGAGCGCAACCCACTCAGCGACGTTGTTGGTCATCGGCACCGATAGTGGTTCGACGATGCCAACGCCGTACACAGGGACGGACCGGCCAGGCAGATCACGGATGATGAAGCCCCAAGTGCCAACTCCACCGGGATTCACCGGTTCGCACGCGCCGTCGAAGTTGATTGCAACGATCACAATCCGGCTCCTCCCGCTATCACAGCCGCGTCGAGCATGAGCAGCCCAGACACGCGCAGCAGTAGATCTGTAGCCTGGAACAAAACCGCCTCGCCGCCCGCGTCGTTGTGCTCGTCTCGCCACCAGTAGAACGACCATAGGTTGACCGCCCGGCGTTCGGCTGCGTAAGCTTTGTCGCGGAGTTCCATCCATTCCCGGTACTGCTGCGGCTGCCACGGCGCACGACGCGACCTACCGGACGGGAACGCTGCCTGCAGTTGCTCGGTGGTCACGGCCGCGGCCCCTCTTCGTGGCGAACATCATCGGTCAAGGTGCCGCATCGAGCCGAGTACGCGAGAAACTTCTCGATCTTGGCTCTCTTCCCAACAAACTCGAAGTATTCGATCGGGCGCAGCAGCCCCATGTCACGGAGCACATTCCAAGTGGCGATCAGATCGCACATCTCTGCTTCAATGCGCTGAGCGTTGGTTTCGGGTTGCCCTGGCTGGATCTCACCGAGGCCGAATCGCAACGCCTTACTGATGCGCTGCGCGACCTCTGCGCACTCTTCAGCCAGAATCGTTAGCAGATGCTCCAGCTTGGTCACGTCAGCAAACCTCCGCCACATGAGGGCAGCCATCATCGGCCATGCGGTGGAGGTCCGCGATCGCGACAGGGCGCACAGGCCCGCGTCGCATCTCCCCCACGGTCGCGGGATCGTCGGTGCGGTGCCGGCCCGCGTCCGGGTCACCGATCGGGATGGCACCGATGATTTGGCCCGTCTGCCACTCGGTTGCCAACTGGCGGACGTCGGCGACGTACTTCGGGTCCATGCCGCACTGAGCCGCGGCATCCGCGTAGGCCCTCAGCGCGGCTGGTGCGGCCGGGTCGCCTTCACCGAGGACGAACCAGGCCCACGGCGGTATTGTGCCGTCGCGCCGCTTGACGAGGTACTTACCCTCGCGCGTGCCCTCATCGTTTCGCCACAGTCCGGCCATCACTCACCGCCTTTCGATCGCCCGGAATGAACCCACTCAATCGCCACAGCACCAAGGACAATAAGGCCGACGAAGCACACGCTTTTCCACGACAACGTGGGCAGGAACGAGTCAACGAAGTTGGCAAAGAGAGCCATCACACACGACCTTTCCGAGGAGACAACACGAGCCATGTCTGAGACCACAGCCCTTGCCGGAGCAGTTCCGCGGCGATGACCCACGGTGCGGTTTCGGCGCTCGGGATCTCCGCACTCGACTGCACGCTGAACGGGTTCGCGCCCGATGTGGCCAGCAGACGGCATTTGCTCGCGGTCCCAGTGATCGGGATGAACTGACACAGCACCGCACCGGCAGGAATCCGGCCCTCGCGATCCCACTGCGCGAAGATGCCGACGATGTCTTCGCCCGGTGGCAGGATCACACGGCGCGGGATAGGCTCGCCCGGAGGCCGTCGCTTCGGCGGAGGCGTGGACTCATCGAAGTCGTCCACCGGAGCAGGTGGAGGGGGCAGCTCGGGAGCGGACGGTGCGGGCCAGCCGGCCATCACTTTGAGCATGTGGACCCGGCCGCCGAACAGCTTGATGAGGGCGTCACCAAACCTGTACCGACTGACGTCGGACAACTCGTGCTTGTATGCGATCACGAATGCCGGTTCACACGTTGGGTCCGCCGCGGCCTCGGCCTCAGTCAGTGGGCGCAGATCCGCGAGCGTGAGAATGCCCTTCTCTTTGAAGTAGGTCGCGGCCTCGGCCGGCATGCCGGGCACGTCGGCGAGATTGAGGGCCGGGCCGGGATCGCGAAACTTCGGGGCAGCCTCGGTCGCGCCGGTGAAGACTTGCTTGCGCCTCATGGCTTCACCGCCTTTCGCTTCCGGCCGGTGGGCTTCTTCGGTTCCTCCGACTCAGGCAGTGGGGTCGGTTCGACGGGCACGGTCGCGAGTGGTACCGGGCTGTCGTCGAAATCATCGAACGGGAGCGTGCCCTGGACGCCGACCTTCGCCACCCTTTCTGCGGTGTTGAGGTTGCGGCACGCGGCGGCGTGGTACTCGGGCTTCAGTTCGCACCCGTAGAACCGACGGCGCCGTTTGATGGCGACGTAGCCCTCCGACCCGATCCCGGCGAACGGCGAGAAGACCAATTCACCGGGGTTGGAGTAGAGCCGAATCAGGCGATCAATGACCGACAGTTGCAAGGGGCAGATGTGCTGTGTGTCCCCTTCACCGCGGGCCTCTTCCTTTCCCTTGTCGCCTTTGAGCGTGTCGTTCTCGCGAATGTCGCCCCAACACCCTTCGGCCCACTCGATCCAGTCGTTGCGGGAAACCTCTCCATCCGAGTCAATCGGGACCGCGTTCTCCCCGGGAACAATGAACTTAAGCAGGTAGTCCGGGAGCGACCCTCGAGACGCCGCGCGGTCGTTCTCCAGTCCGGCGAACTGAAGGCTCCGGCTCCGCGTGCGGATGGCCTGAGCTTGGGGATTTTTGCGTACCGACCAGTCGTACTCGAACACCAGCCCGGCCCGCTCGCCGAGCCGGATGTTCATCCCGCGGTAATCGAACAGACCGGTGCCCCCGGACCGCTTCATGCGCGGGATCTGGGCCACGTGGACCATCACCACCCGCCCCGGTTTCATGACCCGGACGAGCTGGCGGTAGAAGAACGACAGGTGCAGTTTCGCGTCGCCCTTCAGATCCTCACTGTTACCGATGTCCCGGTCGCTCGACGTGTAGGCGTAGAGCTTGGGGAACGGCGGGCTGAACGCGGCCATGTCGAACACCGCCGGGGGGAGCGCGGCCATGTGCTCGATGCAGTCACCGAGGTGAACGTGCCACGGGTTCTCAGTAGTCAGCACGGAACGCCTCCTTAAAGAGTTGCTCTTGCTCCTCAGTGTCCGCCTGTACCCGGCCCGCTTTCGCGAGCACGGTATCGATCATGGGGCGCTCGATTTCGGTGGTCGGGATTAACACGTCGAGCGGCCGCGTCGAGCCGTAGCGGTTGGCGCGCTTCACCGCCTGGTAGTAGTCCTCGTAGCTGTCTTGCAGCGTCGAGAAGACCATCCGCCGGCACCGCTGGAGGTTCAGCCCGAAACCCATGATCTTCGGCTTGGTGATGAGCGTGGCGCGTTCACCGGTCTGGAACTGGCGGATCAGCTCGCCGCGCTCCTTCTCCGGAGTCTCACCCGACACATCACCAGCGCCCGGCATCAGCCGGACCAGCTCGTCTTGCTCCGGGTTGTACTTGCACCACACGATGCACGGTTCGTCCGACGACGCGACCAGATCGGCGATGAATCGGGGCTTGTGGCCGCTCGCTTCCTTTGCGATGGACGCGACCTTCTGGCGCCCGCCGATCCCGCCCGGAACGCCGAACAGGTTCCCGGTGACGGCCTGCGCCCGGTTCCACTGGTCGTCAGTTAGCGGGACGTCGAGGATCTGCGTGTTGATCGGTGGGAGCGGACCCGAGTTGTCCTTCCACCCGTAAACTCCGGGCCGGGACAGGAAGATGCACCAGTGCGAGAGGGCGCGGTAGAACGGCCGGAGGGCGTGCGGCTTCAGCTCCCAGCGGTTCGCCGTTTCGCCGCGGTTAACGAAGAACCGCGCGAGGAAGCTGTTGACCGTCGGGAACTGGTCGAGGAACACCGCGTGGTTCGCGTACTCGATCCGGTCGTTCGGCGCGGGCGTCCCGGTGAGGCACAGCTTCCACTCGATGCCGCGGCCCAAATTGATGAGCCGCTGGCCCCACTGACCGTAATGCGATTTCAGTAAGCTCGACTCGTCGAGAATCAGCGCACCCAACCGCCCGGCGCTCGTTACCTTCTTGGTGATAGCTTCGTAGTTCGTGATCCCGAGGCGCCCGGCCCCCGCCTCGATCCATTTGGGCAGATCCGCCGCGCGGACGGGTTCTATGGGCATGTCGCCGCGGTAGAATTTCGCGGCCTCGCTCACGGTCTGGTTCACGACCATGAGGGGCGACACGATCAGAACCGCTCGGTCGCGCGGGAGCACGCCGAGAGCCTGTCGCGCGAACTCCAGCATGATGAGCGTCTTGCCCAGTCCACAATCGGCGAACACCGCGAACTTGCGCCGGGTGATCGCCGTTGCCGCGATGTCGGCCTGATAATCGAACAGGCCCCTCATCGGGTCGTACAGCTCGTCAACCGGGTCCGACGGCGCCACCCCCAGACGCGCCGCGTACTCGTCCGGGAACCACGCCTCGCGCCCCACGAAGCGGTGCACCGGCAGGGCCTTCACCTGCAGGAAGGTCCGGTACCCGTCGATCGTGTTGAGGTCGAGTTCGAGACGCATATGCGCGCACCGGGGGCTACGCGGCACGGTTCGCTGTGCCGCTCGAACGAATCGGGCTAACTGCGGGTCAGGCTGCGGAGGCGATCAGCTCGCGGATACGGCCCGCGACCTTTGCGGGCGTGGTGCGCGGGATCGACGGGTAGCACTCGGGCGCGAACAGGTGCCGGGCCTGTTCGTAGCTGATGTCGAAGAACATCGCAGCAGCGCCAAAACCGACCATGTTGCCGAAACTTGGTACCGCAGGATCGCCGGCGAGACAGAGTTTCTGTTCGCGGAATTCTTGGATCAGGCAAGCGTGCCCCATCGCACAAGCGACAGTCCCGCAGTCCGGATATTCACGATGCCAAATGCCCAAATCGAAGGCCTTCTCTTCGACGGTATCGAGGTGGTTGGCGAGCACTGTCAGGCGATCGGTTTTCACGCACTGATCTCCATTGCGGGCCTGATGATTTCGTTCCAGATCGCCCCGGCGTGCTTACAGACCGGCACGCCATTGGCCTCACACCATCGCCCGGCCGCGTGCCGGTTGTACTTCCACGCCGGACACGAGCACTTGCACCCGCCGTCGGGGAGCTCGCTCACGCGGTGCGTCTCGCCCTTCGGGGAGGTCACCAGCCACGCGCGCCACTCGCTCTCATCAGCGACGACCGGCAGCACGAGGTAGGCGACCAGTTCGCCGTCGGGCTGTTGCACCTCGACGGCGGGCTTTCCGTACACGGTGGCGGGCATGGGTCACTTCTTGTCGGGGTGCGTCTTGAGGTCCGCGGTCAGGGCGACGAGTTGCTCGGTGCTCAGCTCGTACAGTTGGGTTTTGCCCTCGTACTTCGTGCCGAACCGGGTGTTGAGCCACGAGACGCACTTGACCCAACGGGTTCCGGTGCGCAAAATCTCGGCCCGGCACGCGCTGAACTCGGGACGCGAAAGGGACTCCTTGAGCTGATCGACCGTGGCAACTGCCAGCTCGATTGCGGTCTTGTTCCACTTCGTGAAGTCGGGGGACAGGCCCTTCCGTGCTCCGCCCTCCATGATTCGCGCCGTGACAGCACCGGCCGAGCACAGGCCCTGGTCAACGAAGTCCGCGTCCTGGTGACTGATCCACTCCGCGAAGTCGTCACCCACGGCCGGATGCCACGGCTCCCCTTCGTCCTCAGTCGTAGAGGTGGAGGTTTGCGAGGTCGTCGCAGACGCATCGGACGCAGTGGCACCAGCGGCACTCGTAGGGTCCGAGCCTTCCTCATCCTCCGTCGCCACGTCCCCCACCGGCGCGGATTCCGGCATGCGGCCGGGCTGGTCGTCCTGCTGGTGGGGCGCGAACTCCTGCGCGACCTCGGCCTCTTCCGCGTCGTCACTGAAGTCGTCGGGGGCCGCGAGTAGCCGCTTGTATTCGGTCTGGGCTGCGGCCAGTTCCTTGACGTGCTTCACCTCGAACTGCGCCAGTTCCAGCGCGCGGGCCTGGAGTGCCGCGATGTCGTTACCCTGCAACTCGACGTGGACGACGTAGATCGTCGTGGGCTTGCCGTCGGGTGACACCTGCATCGGCCGCACGACGAGCCGGAGCGGGAGGCCGCGGAGCACACCGCCGGTGAGCTGGCGGAGCTGTACGAGTGAGCCGTACATCTGGTCGGAGGTGATCCGCGACGTGGTGCGGAACTTATAGAGGCCCCCGAAGCGCGACGACGCGGACGCAATCAGCACGTTCAGCGTGCAGTGCAGTTTGAACATGGGGGCGTTGTTGAATTTGAGGTCCGCCCACGCGCTCACCCACGGCTGAATCTTCGGCTTATCCAGCCACTTTCCCGTCTTGTGGTCGAAGAATGTCGTGAGCGTCTCGCCGTCCGATTTGCCGGCCAGCCTTTTGCCGTTGTACCAGAGGTAAGCGGCCTGCATCACCTCTTCCATGTTGTTGGACAACAGGGACACGGGGATCGAGGTGAGCTTGCCGTTGCTGTCTTTGGGGAGCGACGCCATCAGCTCGGTGTCGTCGATCAAAAGCCCTTGCTCGTCCCTGTTCAGCGTGGTGATGTGAAACTCGTCGTACTTCATCGGCGCGCGATACTTGTTGCCGGCCTTGCTGGTGCGTTCTTCACCCAGTCCACCGATCTTGATCTTGCCCAGCTCGCACACGCGCGGGCGGAGCATGTTCGCCAGAGACATTGGGGCATCCTCAGTTAGTGATTTCAGCGCCGCGGATGGGAGTCGAACCCATCAACCGACCCGTTCTCCGCACCACAGCCGAGAGCTTGCAAGCGGCCGTAGGTGGTCGTCGCAGCAGATAGTTGCCGGGGCCGCGAGGGAGGCTGTTCGCTCGCGCCCCGGCTGCCGTGGTTTTTGTGCCGGCGCTCACGGGCACTGCACGGCTAATCCCACACCTGCGGGCCACGCGGCCCTGCGCCCCGGTGCCGGGCGGGGTATCACTTGTTCGCGTGGGCCTGTGCCGCCTGGATCTGGTACGGCATCCACTCGCAATAGTCGCCGCCCGGCTCAGGCTCGCCCGGCTGCCGGAGCGTGACGGACGTCATGCCGAAAGTCTTGCCGTTCGCGTCGGACACGGTCAGGTTCACGCACGTGTCGCTATGAACGTAGGCGACGTGCGCGTTGTGGGGCTTGCCAGCATTCAGCGCGAAGCCGAATCCGTGCTTACTCTCCTTTGGCACGAACAGCACAACGCGGCCAATGGTCGGCTTGATCGTCTGACTCATCTGATCTCCACGTAAAAGAATGGTCGAAATTCACCACACGTCGTCGGGCCGCGATCGGCCTTATTCGTCGTCTTCGTCGTCCTCTAAGTCGTCGCCCTGGTCGTCGAACCGCCCGTCTATGTTCTCCTGCACTTCGGTAAGCAGTTCGTCGTACTCGCCCTCGTCCAGCTCATCCTCCGCTTGGTCGAGCAGCTTCGTGATCCTGGCCAGGAACTCGTTCACCGTTAATTCCCCTTTCCTCTGATGCCCGGTGGAACCGTTTGATCGCGGCACTGGTCGTCCACCACTCGCCCCGCCGCTTGACCCCGTCCAGGTGGACCCGGCTCCGCCCCTCGATGATCCACCGCAGCATCACCACCGGTGGGGCGCCGGCCGCTCGGGTCAGTTCCGCGAGCGGCCGAAGGTTACCGTCAGCCGCCAGGCGCAGGATCGCCCGGCCGATCTCGATGCGGCTCAGCTTCGCCACGGTCACTCCAGTTCGGTTGGTTCGTCGGGAGAGTCGCCGTCGTCCACGACGATTGCGGCGTCGCCAGCTTCGGGCGACTCTCCCTGTAACTTCGCCTCGGCTTCCAGTGCCGGCGTCCACTCGATCGGGGCCACCCGATCGTCGAGGATCAGGAACTCCGTCAGCACAGATCCCTGCGCCGCGTAATCGGTGATGGCGTCTTCGAGCGTCTCGCCGTGACCGTGCCGCTTCACGGCTTCCTCGCGAGCGAGGTTCTCCAGTTCGACCGAATCAATGGCCGTGTATTCGATGATGAGAACGGGCACGGGAACCTCGTTGGTTGTCAGGCCACCATCGGGAGCGCGACGCGGCGCAGCGCCGACACCGCTTTTCGACTGCCCCACCCGTGTACCGCGAAGCCGATGGCGAGCGTCGCGCCGGCGAGACGAGCGTCGTTGAAGCACAACCGGCAGTCGGTACAGACGCGGTCGCGGGTTTGCTGCGGGCACGGGACGACCTTCACCCCGTCAACCTCGTGGGCGACGTCCGACGCGAACTCCGGCACCACGATCGCCGCGGCGTACCCACGGGCGCGGGCCAGGAGCACATCGGCCCCGGTCTCACAGCTCGCGAGGATGGACACCGTACCCCACGCATCGCGCGGAACCGTCCGCCAGGCGTGCGTGTAGGCCCAGACCCGGACCGCCAGGCCGAGCTGCCGGCCCCGCTCCACGTACCGAGCACATGCCGCCGCGATGAGTCGGGTGCCCTCGTCGGTGGTCGAATCGCCGGCGACGTGGAGCCGCAAGTCACGGTCACCCGGCAGACCGTCGATCGCCGCGGCCTCGGCACGGGCCAGGTCGAGCGGCGTCGCTTCCATCGCGCCCGCCGTGATCCGGTCCCAGATGACGCGGTTGTTGTCGTGCTCCGCGTAGCAGCCCTTCTGGTGGAACGCGCACGACGTCGGGCACGACTGGCGAGCGACGATCGTGACGGCAGCCTGACCGAGCTTCGCGTTCTTTGAGTTCGCGACCACCGTGACGCCCGATCCCTTCTTGACCTTTGCGGCACGCTTCGCGGCCCACTTAACGACCTGGTGCCCGTAGCACATGAACGGGCCACGCATCCGCGCCTTGAGCCGACCGTCGCTGATCGCTCGGTGGACGTTGCCCACGTCCAGACCGATAACCTTCGCGATCTGTGCGGCCGTGTACAGGCGCGACCCGCTAAGCTGTGCGCGCACGCGCGCCAGTGATTCCGCCGGGGTAATCATTCCTTTGACCCTCTTGAGCGCCGCGGCCGGGAGTCGAACCCGGCAACCGACCCGTTCTCCACACCACCGCGTCACGGGAGTCGTCTTGTGTCAACGCGGTAGCTAGTCGTCGCAGCAACTCGGTTCTCCCCCGACCGCAACGCGACCAGGGAACCTCCACCGAAAGGCCGGTCATGGGCCGACCGGAGCCTGCGCATATTGGCGTGCGCTGCACCCTCACACCCCCTTCCCTGGGGAGGACTCACGTTGTCACTTCGTCGGCAGTGCGGTTGCGGGGATCAGGTCACCCGGGAGCACGTCGGGCTGGGCCACTTGCGGCCCCTGCGGTTGGCGGGACAGCTCGCGGAGCAGCCCGTTGCGCTCCAGTTCGAGATCCAGCACCTGGCGCCGCAGATTGAACTCGGCCGTGCGGAGCCGGTGGTTCTCGACGAGCAGTTGCTTCGCGGCCGGGGTGTCCATCTCGTGGACATGGGCCGGTTCGGGGCGGATCAGTCGGTCCCCGCCGTACACGATGCCGGCACACGCCGTGACTACCGCGAGGTACCCGACGCACGCCGGGGCCATCTCGCACGCGGCGCCGATCCAGTTCGAGAGAGACCGTTTCATCGCTTGCCCTCCGTGACGGGTCGCGGCCGATCGGGTTCAAGCCAGCAGAACAAGAGGCCGAATCCGACACAGGCCAAAAGGATCAAGGGCGTGAAGACAACCACTGCGGTGAGGAATGCGGCCATCGGGACATCCTCCGGGCGAACCGCGTGTATCACCGACCGGGGGAGTCAGCGGCTGTCGCCCATTCAGCGCACATCCTCACCCCGGCCGGTTTTCTCCTGCGAGTCAGGTGCGGCCCATGATGCGCCGGTAGTTCAGCACCGGTGCCACACCTCGACTCGACTGCTCGATTGCGATGGCCAGCTCGTCTTCGTAGACGCGGCGCTCGGCACCTTTTCGCAGCGCGACTGGTCGCGGGTCCGTGAACACCAAGTGCCACCGGCGCCAGAACGTTCGACGACAGCACCCGAGCGCCCTGCACGCCTCCTGCATCTTCACGAGGCGCGTCGTCAGTATTGGGGTGCGCGACGGCATTAGCGGCGGCCCTCGGTTTCCGCCTGCATCTCGGCCAGCACCTTGCGGTACTCCTTGTCAATTCCGGGTCCGCCGAATCGGTCGACAACATCGGCGATGTTCCCGCCACGGCGCTCGCGAATGACCCGGACCTTGGAAAGAAAGCTCTCGTAGAGAAGTGCCGCTTTGACGGCTTCCGCCTTCTCCTCTGCGGCGGTGGTGCTCATCTTGGCTCCGCTCGTTTGAACGCTCCGTTCGTTTGAACGCTGAGAAATAAATAACACCACGTTCAAAATTTGTCAAGTCACGGGAACGAACTATTTCTAAACCGGTGCGTTGAGACGGGGCGGGCGCGCCGCTAACCTGAGCGACATGCCCCTCAAGGCGAGAGGCGACCGTGACGAACACTGCGATGGCAAAAGGCGAGAAGAAGAAATTGGTCAACGACGATGACGTGACGAGCGTTAAGGCTCGCGTGAAAGTCGCGAAGTTGATCCGAAAATACGCGGCCCTCCTGGAGGTAAACCAGGAGGAGATTCTGGATCGCTACACGCAGCGAATCGAAGACGACTTGTACGCTGAAATGGCTAAGCAACAGGCTCAGAAGAATCGCCCGTCGGGACCAAAGTCGTAA